TTTCTTCTAGTATACTTCAAGAGATAAGCTGGCTCAATCCCAGACGTTGTTTGCGTCAATACGGAAACTGACCCTGCCGGTGCTGTTGTCGTGAGAGCTATATTTCTTCTTCCATATTTCTCATTCATATCTAGAAGCTTTGGATTTTCTTCCCATATTCTTCTTAAAAATGGATGATATGTTTCCTTTCTAAAATCGTGAACTGGAAATGCTCCCCTCTCTTTTGCAAGAATACAAGAGGACATATATGAATTTATACAAAGAGTCTTATAGATCTTTTCAACAATATCAATGGATGCTTTAGATCCGTATCTTACATTAAGTGCGGCAAGCGTATCACCAACTGAGGTCACACCCAATCCTGTTCTTCTTCCGCGCCGGGCTCTATCTTTTATCTGTTTCCACATATTTTTTTCATTTAGCTTAACTATGTCAGGCTCAGGATCAGAGTTAATTTTTTCAAGAATTTTATCTATCTGCTCTATTTCAAGATCAATCATATCATCCATTAGTCTCTGTGCTTTTTGCACAACCTCAGACATTTTCTTAAAATTAAATGCTGCACTATCACAAAATTCATCATCAACAAATGAAGAAAGATTTATCAACATCAGCCTACATGAATCATATGGAGATAAAATTATTTCTCCACATGGATTTGTAGAAACAGACCCAAATCCTTCATTTTCATAAATGTCAGAAGGTGTAAGCTGTTTTGCATTATCCCAGAAGAGAATTCCCGGCTCTGCAGAAGCATGAGCTGACTCAATTATATCATTCCACAATTCTTTAGCTTTAGCTCTATCCTTTATCTTAGGTGTCTCTTCATCAACTGGCCATCTTAATTCTACATCTTCATCATCTACAACAGCATTCATAAACTCATCTGTTATTTTAATGGATATATTAGCACCTGTTACTCTTGTTAGATCTCTCTTAATCTTTATAAAGTCTCTAATTTGAGGATGGTGAACAGAGATAGTAAGCATAAGTGCTCCGCGACGTCCGCCCTGAGCCACCTCCCTGCAAGAATTTGAAAATCTATCCATAAAAACTTCAATTCCATCTGTAGTCCTCGCACAATTTCCTGTTGACTGTCCTTTTGGTCTAATTGTCGATATATCAAATCCAACTCCTCCTCTACGTTTAGCTATTTGAACAAGCTCTTGATCGGTTTTTAGAATTCCACCATATGAGTCATGCGGAGGCTCTATCACAAAGCAATTAGATAAAGATTGAATTTGAAAATTATTTCCAATTCCCGCCATGGGACTTCCCTGAGGAACTATGTATTTGAAATCTTTTAGAAGAGAATATATCTCATCTTCGCTCATTGAATTTTCATACTTTCTTTCAATTCTAGAAAATTCCTTTGCTATTCTCTTGTGCATGTCATCGGGAGTTAATTCATAAAAATTTCCATCTCTATCACAAAGCGCATATTTTGTAGCGAATACATTTGCAGCGAGCTCATCTCCATCAAAATACTTTACGCTTTCATTAAAAACTTCATCGAAATTATACACACTCGCTCCCATTCCTTCTAAAAATTTATCACACGGCTGTGTCGCCGTTAACCTCTTTCCACTTATCTTTCAATAACTTCTTCATTGAGTTACTATCTGTCTCAATAACATCACCTAGCGTCATTTCCTCTGCATTTTCTACTACAAATAACTTTGATATAGATGTGTCCAGGTGAATAGGAAATAACACGCCATCCCTTCCGGCTCGATTTTTTGCTACAAATAGCCTACCGCAACCTGATGCCTTTTCAGTGGGCTTTCTTGAAATAGAAAGGACTATATCTGCTACCATAGCTTTTCCATACGCCTCAGACATATTTTCTAATCCAACAATTGAAGAATTAGCTGCATCTCTATTAGCTTGAGATGCGGTCCAGACTGGAACATTTAAACTCATAGCCAAGTTTCTAAGTTCCTCATATATAAGTTTTAATTCATGTCGCAAAGATTCAAACTTCCTAGTAGCCTTCATGATATCTGCATAATCAATAATTATCAGGCTGGGAACGAAAGACTTGAGTAAAAGCTTTTCAATGTGACTTTTAATTGTTAAAACGCTAGGATACCCTGTTGGGTATTCCTTAATGATAAGTCGACCTACGTCCATTCCCTCATACATTTTAATGACATCTTCTTTTCTTTCTATTACTTCATCACTTGGAATATGACATAGATTGCTATCATATCTTATTCCGACAGCTCTTTCAGATAATTCAAATGTGTAATGCACAACATTTTTCCCACGACGTAAAGCTTCACATCCTGCATGAACTAAGAAATGAGACTTTCCTACACCGGTATTTGCTATCATTACCCCAAGCTCTCCTCTTCCAAGCCCACCATTCAATATTCCTTTTTTATCTATTTGTGGAATTCCTGTAGGGCATGCTGATCTATTAATGATAGAAAATCTTGACTCATAGTCTTCAAAAAAATCATGACCTAGCGTGTTTGGCATTCCGACAGAAATAGCATCTTTCATAAGTGATACAACAGACTCATAGTCGTCAGAAGCAATGAGTTCAACTGATTTCTCTAGCGCATCCTTAAGCGCCTGCTTTCTACAAAACTCTAATGTTTTATCTTTTACATACTGTAAATCTCCAGGATTTGGATTTGTTTTTACTCTATGCAAAAATTCAACAATTTGATCTCTTAATATTGCGTCATTTCCCTCTCTTAGGTCATCACGTATGATTGAAACGAGCAAAGATAGGGTGGGAAAAGACTTATATTTTTCATAATATTTAAAATATCTTTCTGTCAAGTATTTTAAATATCTTAAATCAAAATATTCAGACGTCATCACGTCCGACATCTGGGTAGACCACTGATGATCTATAAGAAAGCACTGAAAAATCTTTTCTTGAAATTGTTTTCCATACTGCCCAAAGTATGATGAGTCAGACATTCTTTTTACCCATGTGATTCATTGACAAAAACATTCTATCCACATTGAAGGTCTGAATACCTTCTTTAATTAAAGTTCTCATCACGTTTATTTTATTTCTTGAATCTGAAAAAGTATCAACAGAATTAACAATTTTAGATATCTGAAATTCTGATAAATTTGAAGTATCAAGATATATTAACTTCCAGTTTCTTCTTATTAAAGACTCTGACTCAGCTATTCTTTCAAATGCTTTTATTTTGCTACCCTCTGATATGTTTTGCTTTGCTACTGCAATGATGTCTGATATCATGATATCTTCATCTGATAGTAATTCTGGAAATCTTTTAGCTAAAGTCTTGAATCCAACTCCCTTTACACCCGATATATTATCAGACGGGTCTCCGCAAATTGACTTAGCAAGACAAAAATTTCTAGGAGATATCTTAAACTTCTCCTTTACCTCTTTTTCTGTAACTAGTTTTTTCCAAGTTGGTGAATAAATAATTGTTTTTTTATCAAGAAGCTGATAAAAATCCTTATCAGAAGAAATTATTAACTTTCTACAATCACGAAGTCTGTACTTATTAAGATATCCTATCACATCATCTGCCTCACAATCTGGTATGTACAGCTGTTCTATTGGAAGATCCTTTATAATATTAACAAGTGTTGAAATCTGATGATTTCTATTTTCAATAGTATCAGGTATGTCGTCGTCATAATATCTATTAAGTCGCTCTGGACGTCGTCGAGACTTATAATCTTTAAATAAATTTCTTCTACGGGTGGACCCACCGCCTTCCCATACTACAATCATCTGCGCTGGTCTATACCTCTCTGCAAGATCTATTACTGCATAAAGAAATCCAACTATTCCACCCACGTGCTCACCATTTGAACTAACAGCTGGGTGTGCTACAAAATGTCTTGTAAAGAGATTTAGTGCATCAACCAAGATAACAAGATGTCTATCTTTTTCTTCCTGCACATTCTAGCCTTCTGGATCAATTAATTCATCATCAATAGAATCTACTAATGCACTTACCTCAACATATGAATTAACATCTACATCTAAATCATCATTATTCATACTTTTGACCATGACCTTTTCCAAAAGGTCATCTATATAATGGGAATACTCTGGATTATTCATTATCTCATTAAACTTAGGTTTATGAAACTTCTTTTCAATTATACACTCACCTGTACCAGCATCTACAACAGACAGAGTCTTCCACGATCCTGTTCCAGAAATAGATACCTCATTTCCGTCTACTATCTCTGGACCATGTTTTCTCAAAATATCGAATACTTGTTCATGCTCTTTTATACCGACTCCGAAGTGTATCTCAAAGTCAATCTTTCTAAATGGTGCCGCAACCTTGTTCTTAATTGTCTTTGCAGAAACATGAATACCGATTACGTCATCGCCATCTTTTATCTGTTGCCCTGCACCGAGCTTAATTCTTGTAGAAGCATGAAACGGAATTGCCTTTCCGCCGGGCGTCGTCGTAGGATCACCAAACATGACACCAATTTTTGTTCTAGTCTGATTCAAGATCACAAATAAGACGCTCTGATTTGCAATAACCCCCGTGATCTTTCGCATGCCCTTGGAGATCGCTCGGGCCTGCAGGCCAATTGATTCCTTGTCATAATCACCCAGAAGCTCTGCCTTAGGTGATGAGGCTGCCACAGAATCCCACACAATAGTAACTGGTATATCCTTATCCATTGCCTTTGCTTTCATAATGGTTGCTTCAGCAATAGACAAAACTTCTTCTGTGCAGTGTGTGTCAACATAGACAAAGCGCCTTGAAACATCAACACCAAGCATTCCTAAATTTTCAACAGATGTGGCATTCTCTGTGTCGATATACACAACAATTCCACCCATCTGTTGTGTAGTCCTAGCGATCTGCGTTGCTATATGTGACTTTCCAATTGACGGTGGGCCAAAGATCTCTACTATTCTTCCTTCAGGAAGACCTCCACCTCTTCTATTAGAACAGATATAATCAAGTAATCTTGACCCTGTAGAAATCCATCGCTTTACATGTGTTGGAGATTCATCATATGCAAGATTGTAAGCAATCCTGCTACCGTGTTCCTTGTTGAGTGACTGAATAAGATCAGACGTAAAATCTTCTGTTCCTTTTGACGACATTATTTATTACCTAAGTATGTTATATCTTACACCTACGGTAGGACATTGTTCATAACGAATTCCCCGCACAATTTGTGCGGGGAATCATTTTAATTAACTATCGTCAGACATCAAGTCAGCAAAGGCGTCATCTATGCTGCTATATCCTGATGCAGGTACAGTAGACTCAGAAGTACTAGTATCTGAATTTGACGAACTGTCGTCCTTGTCACTACTCTCTGTGAGAGCTTCATCATCATTCAGCCAGTCATTTATAATCTTTGTGAGCTCATCACTAGTCTTGCATTGATACATTTCATCTAGATCTGGAATCTCAGAGACCCAAGTCTTTACCTGATTATTGTCATCTGAAAGCTTTGTTTGCTTTCCTCTTGGCCTGACCTCTGTCATGGCCCATCGCTTTCCAGGCTGCTTAGAGCAGACGACCTTGATATCTCTCCCATCTACTAGATCTGTGATATCTCCATAGTCCTCATCAAGCATGAGCCCAAGAAGTGTCTGGTAGACCATCTTTCCAAAACCCCAGATTTGAACACCCTTATCTTCCTCTCCTCGTACAATAACTGGAGCATATGTCCTCATCTTCGGATATAGCTTCTTAGCCAGCTCATACGACTCTTTTGTACCTTCTTCACGAAGCTTAGTGATAAGATCTTGAATTGGGTCCGGATCTCCAAACTGATAGGGAGCTAAAAGTCCCCTGTTAGTTCCAATATTATAATAGAACCACCTTTCCTTAAAGGGTTGTCCATCATTGTTGGGGAATGAAAGCAAACGAACTGTATGTTCTTCACCCTCAACAGGCCTCCATGTGGATGACCTATTTGTATTATTTCCGCTTAGCCTCTCAAGCTTTTTACGGATAGCATCAAAATCAATATTTGCCATGTTTAACTCCTTAATGTTTAATATGCAATGTTTGTCAGCAATTCAATAATATAGTTTTTAATAGTAATGTTCAAGTTTTAATTTATTTCTTTTTCTTCTTTCTTATCTTCTTCTTTCTTATCTTCTTTAAGCTAGTCGGATCTGCAAGCTTTGCTCCTCCGAATGCGTCTCCTGCAGCCTTCCACGCTGGCCTTCTTTTTCTTCCAAATGTTGGTGTAGACATTCCAAGTGGCAGATTAGGACCGCCCCCAAGATTTGCAACTACGTTTTGCTCATCTATGTCGTCTTCATGATGATCTTTATCATCTACTTTTTTTTTTTGCTCTCTAGAATTCTTTCAATTCCCTGACGAATAAGATTTCTTAAAGCCTTCTCTTCTAGAGATCTTGCCTGATAATTAACAATTCCACCATCTGCTTTATATGCGACAGAAAAATCATCATAGTCATCTAACCTGTCAAAGACTGATTCAGCCTCTTGCTTCGTAACAATAGTGGGAACATTTCTTGACTTATACCCAACAGGCTTATCCTCATGATACGAGCTATAGTCAGGATAAATTGACTCTCTAATAAATCTTTTTAATTCTGATAGGGCAGGTGAGACGCCATTGCTTTGCATCGGGATCGTGTTTAGTGCTGTTATATCAGTTGGAAGACCACCTGCTTCTGCAGATAATAGGTTTAAAAAGCTGTCCTTATCCATGTCGAGCACACCTTTTTTAACGAGCTGAGTAGGTGCATCTTCTGGTTCTGCATGTAGTGCCCTATAGAACTCTCCCAACCTTCTAAATGATCTTACTGGGCTAAAAATTACTCCTGCTAGACCGGGTCCGCCTTCCTCTGCTAACTGTTCTAAACTTTCAGCTGCTTCAGGGCTACTAGTTCTCATTATTTCGAATACATCCTCAACTACCCCTGCTCCGCTTGCTGCCATGTCAAAAAGAAATCTCTCTACAGGAACTATGTCTGCTACAAAGCCTCCTATACCAGTAATAAGATTTGCTAAAGGAACAGTGACAAGTTCCTCAGGAACTGCAGCCTGTGGTCCGAGCATTCCAGCAGCTGTCGTTACGACTGAGTCCATAGACTGAATCAAGAGTATGAAAAATGACTTGAGTCTATCTAAAAATTGATCAAATACAGCCTTGAGCTGAACTGTGTCAGATCCCTGAATAGAAGCTATTACCTGCTGCCACGCACCTTCATCCTGTTCAGATAGCGCCTCAAAAAATGCATTTTCTGGAATATCTAAGAGACTAATCAGCTCATCAGAGTCACTTTTCAACTTCATAACAGAATACGTTCCAAGAAGGCCTCCGAGAATAACATCAATATATGGTATAGATAGACCAAGAGATGTAAGTCCCTTTTTGGCACCCTTTACCAGCATTGTGTCACTAATCCCTTCTTCCATTCTGTGATCTAATAGGCTATATCTACTTTTAAAAACCGGCGTATTTTCATCAAATTCCATTTTCTCTTTTAACCCCTTTTGCTTAGGACGCATTATCCTAAAGTTATTTGGAAGCTTTCTGCTTCTAATTGGTTCGATATCCCAGGAATAAATATCACCCACTTCCTCTTCTTGCTCAGGAAACATAGGCATATATTCTACTGCCTTATCATAATCATCATATCCAGTATTTACGCGTGCAAGGTATGATGAGAATGTTGAATCTGCTCCTTGAGTTGGTCTTCCAGTTCTAAAGTCAGGAAGCTTTCCGCGACCAATCTTTTGCTTATAGTCGTCGCCGCCACCAATGGCACCGGCGACAGGTATCCCGATCCCCCTGCCAGACCACACACCCTTTTCAGGAATGTTGTCCATAGATGTTGCGTATAGCTTTTTAAACTCTTTAGATGTGAGACGTGGCATCATTCATAAATATCTCACATAGATAGATAATATCTATTTTTCACTATGAATGACAAATGTTTTTGCTTGCTGGAGAATTATTGCCAAGGTTGGCTCGTGTCCCACATAAAATCTATTTTCCTCGAAATGAGATCCCTGAGATAGCTGAATAGCTAACCACTCATCAGATGTAAGGACTATTCCAAAGTTTTGTAAAATACATAGCGTCCTGTGAGAAACTGACATTCTATTAAGATCCTCATTAAACTTATACAGCTTTCCTAGTTTTTCTCTGTGCCAACTAGAGTCTTCTTCTATAAAATTATCTGTGGTTAGATCTCCTATTTTTCCAATGTCATGCAATAGACCTGTCTTTAATATAGACGACACAGAAAGGTCCAAGTTATATGCATCATTTAGCTTTCTCATAGTCGCAGTTACCTTTAGAGCATGATCAACAAGACCTCCGGGATAGCATCCGTATTGATCAACTCTTATTGATGCAGGGCAGGCTAGAATCCTCTCTCCAAGTTCATCGATACAATTATCTAAATTGTCGTCAGAAAGTCTCTTGCAAAGAGATTCAAATTTTCCCCAATTATCTTTTATTTTTTCAAAATTATTCATAAGTCTCTCTCTATTATTTTAACAAATATTTTCTATTGTTACAGGAAAATTTTTATTTAATTTTGGCACAGGAATACCATCCTTGATAATATCTGCTATTTTATCTACACCTGACTCAACATCTAAAATTATAGCATCATGTATAACAAATACCGGAATAGCACTTATACCTTCTTCATCAATTCTATTAATTAGCCACTTGAATGACTGGAGTGAGACATCCACACCTGTCGACTGTAAATAGTGGTTCACAAATGCGTCTCCTGATTTTATCCTTCTTCCATAAAAATTTTCAATAAATCCACTTCTCTTATACTGATCTTTAAGTCTAGATTCTAAAAATGGAATGTCGAAATATGCTTTAACATCTGACAGCACATTTTGTGCGTCGATTGTATCAGGTAGTCTTTTAGATAGTGCCCATGCTGACATACCGTATAGACAGCTAATTGTAGCTATCTTTGCTTGATTTCTTGTTACCTCTCCCATAAGAACGTTGTCTCTAACCCAGCTATATATGTCATATGGTATCTCACTTTCAGACACAGAGAGAGCTATTCTGGGTTCAAGAGAAACTATATCTATTTGAATTAGTCTTCCCCCGGGATATCTTGACTTAAAGATACTACGATTGCTTCTCTTTAGCGTAAGAATATTTGGCCCACTTTTTATTGTTAGCCTTCCCGTTATTGATCCAGATTGACAATAGTTTACCGTAGGAGAAAACCCGTCATCAGAATAAAATTTTTGAAGTTCAGACTTATTTGAAATTAACTTATCCTTCATTAAATTTTGAATAATATCCTTATCTATAGCAGATCGTTTGAGTCTCAATAGAAGCTCTCTGTTGCTTACAAACTCATTCATATAGTAACCATCGATCTCATCTCTAGTGATCATCCAGAGCTGATCTAGAGCATCTAGCAGATATCTTTTAAACTGATCTGACGGTATCACATCCACCCATGGTATTCCGATCATATCTTCTTTGTTGTTTTTTAATATTTCTCTCCACACTGATCCATGAGGAGTTTTTAAAAAATCAAATACATCGGCACCAATCGCCTCAGATATAGATCTAAGATCTCTTATAGCCGGAATATCATCAAGAATCCATGCATCATCTGGAATATTTGAGACCCACTGAAACCTCTCGCGCTCATCGCTATTAACAAGATGTTTTTGTGTGCCAAGTATTCTAGATGAAATTGCTATCTTCACATGTTATTTTATACCACACTCTGCTAGATTTTCAACTAAGATGCATCAGATTCATTCTTTATTTCACCTAGCTTTGAAAGGCTGGCTGCAAGTATTGATCTAAAGCTATTCATAGTTCCATTTGAACAGAAAGCCATACCAATATTTGTTGTAAATCTTCCTGCACTAATTGTGTGAGTTATCTTATTTACAGTGTACATATTATCTGCTGTTGTTCCAGTTCCTACATCGACAAAAAATTGCTGACCGTATTCTAGTAACGGGCATCCAAACATTTCAATATTAACTGAAGCAGGTATGACCTGTACATCCTCAAAAGGCTGCTGTGCTCCCTCTGCGACCTGTGGATCATTACTGTGACCTCTAGCGTTTAATATAAAGACATCAGAAGCCGGACCCGATGTAGTCGAGCTAAGAGAAAGATTTGTAATTGCAGAAAACTGGCTTCCAAATGTGAAACTGGGAACAGATGACTTTATCATTTTCTTTATGTCTGTGCTTGATAAATTTGTAGTTATCACATCCCATTCTGCTGTGCTTGTTGTTGCAGCAGGGGATGCGACATCTGTGTTTGTTGACTCTCCGCCCTCTGCACCTGTGGGTGCTGGAGCTGCAGGGACGTCTGACTCTGATGTTGAGGATGATGCTGCCTCAGAGTTTGCTGAACTTGATGCATTTTTAAGTGATATGGCTATATCTCCATCAGACATAGCTGATAACAAAAATAGCTCATGTGTGTGAGGAGTCGCTGCTGCATCAAATACGTGCACCCTAAGAATGACCTTTGATGGATCCGCATATACAGAAGGATATGTCGGATTTGTCTCCTCCACGGTCATTGCAGGAAGAGTTTCAAAATAAACTCTCACGTCTGGAAGATCGAACCTGGGCTGCCCACCACCTGATGCTCCATATGTTGTTCTAAGAAACTCATCTATCTCATCTTGAATAGCTTTTACAGCATTTTGCTTCTCCTTCTTGTCATCAGTTGTCTCAGCATCTGCGCCCTGAGCAGCAGTTAGCTGTCTATATTTTCCTGCTAGGTCGAATCCAAAATTATAATCAGACGGATTATTTGTGAAATTTTTATTTATAAAACCAATAAATCCTTGAACTGACATCGCTGGATTAGATTTTATATATTTGTCTAGTAGTAAAAATAATTCATCATGATACACCTCAAAGCTAGCTATGGAGGGTAGCGTTCTTGCCTCTGCTGAATTATTATTAAATCTATAAAACATCATCTGAACTTCATCAAACTTTCCTGAGCAAGCTAATGGGTAACCCACGAAGCTCAAGAATATATTTCCTAGAGATGTAAAGTTATCAGTCACGACGCCGGCTTTTATTGCCTTTTGTATGCAAAGCGGGTGATTCTCCATTTTAAATGGATCTGGTGTGGCAGGATTGCGAAGTCCAGTTAGTTTTGCCCTAACCTCATGTGCAAGCGACTCGTGACTTTCACTCTCCAGACCAGATATACCATCTTCTCCAACTAGTAGCTTTATCTCTTCTTCTAGCTCTGCAACTCCAGGCTCTGTATCTGTGTGCTTAAGAAGCGCAATAAATCTATCATATACTGATCTTGGAACAACAGTTGAGTTTCTTGCAACTGTGCTCATAGATACTGGCACCTTTTGAAGAATATCTCTTGACTGATGATCTTTTGCTCTACTTTTCTCTGCTGCAAGTCTCTTGGCCAGGTATGGAATTATCATACCCTTTAAAGGTGCTAGAGGCATAACATTTCCTATACCAATGGGAATAGTTCTTATATCTTGTGATCCTCTCGATGCTAGCTTAATAGTAATCTTTACCTGTCCGTCATTTTGAACATTAAAGTTTGTTGCAACTATATTGAATGCAGCTGTGCTTCTCATTGAATTTAAAAGAGCACCAAATACATTACTATCAGCATCGCTTCCTTGTGGGTGAATCCACCCATATTCAACTATGATAAATGTAGATGAAAATAAATCCATCGATATCAATGGTGCTATGTCTGCCATCCTGGATCTGTCATGTAACGTAAATGATAGTGTTCCTGTTTTATTTGCTAGTAGGTGCTGACCAACACCAGCTACATCGACCTTTAGTTGATCTAGCGTGGCAAGAGGCACCATTGGGTCCCTAACACGACCTGCTAGCCCACCAAAATCTTCACCTGGTTTATTCATATTGGCATTCACCATCATCTGGGGAGATGTAAAAAGCTCCATTCCAGCAGAAGAAACAGAGGTGCCATATGTTGTTCCTGTCTCAGATGTTGCTGTAGTTAGAGCTGATGGATCTGAAAGTAGATATCCTTGTATATTTGTGGGAAGAGCATCACTCAATCCTATATTGTCCATGCCTTCCTGATCCATTCCTAAAAACCTTAAGATAGATAATTGCTTGGTTCTTTCACCTACAATTGGAGGAACCTCAGATACAAATTTTATATCAATGTGAGGAACACATCTTGACATCTCAAGTGTGGGTATAGAATTGCAAAACAAGGCGACGGCATCTGTATTTCTTGTTGGAGGCCCTACCCTAAGATTTGGAAATACAAATGCTGATAATGATGGAGATCCATCTGCTCCTGTTCTGTCTGGATTTGCAGCTACATTAACCTTAGAATCTAGCAGTGACTGAGTGGGCCTCCACATTCCGTCGCCGTCAGTGCTATATGACCCAGGTCTTGTTATTTCATTTATGTCATATGAAGAAAGCAGACCGGCAGACTGTAATTCTCCTGGAGCTGTGTGAGTCCATCCTGAATCCTCATTATATACAGCTGAAGATTCTCCACTAACGTGGCCCGGTGTATATACCACCCTTACATACTTATCAATTCCGTCATACTGATTTCCTCCTGCATCAACAGAGGTATTAACATCGAACTTAGACCTTAAGTACTTTGTATTCAGGATGTCTTTTGTAAAAAAAGCTCCCTCTGTGTTATCCATCAATATATACATAAGGTCCTTTATAACCTGCACATCTAAATCACCCGTGGGTGATGAATCTCCCCCACCAAGATCTGCAGATGATAAGGACATTAAAGCATCCTCACTTCCCTGTGTTCCCTCTATCATCATAGATATCACATCTGATCTACCAAGCATGCTAAAATACTGGCCCAGATTTTTTACAGCAGCTGATAGATTATTTACAGAATTTGACATTTTTATCTCACAAGACTAAAGATTGCACCCATATCACTTGGAATCCTAATTATTGTTCCTGGAGGTACCTGTAGCCCCCATCCTATTCCACTAGCTGCCGCCAGAACCCACCAGAGAGAGGATGCCCCATATGCACCTCCAGCAATATGATCTAATCTCTGTGACTCCTTTAAGATCATAGTTGTATACGGAATGGATCCATTATTAATTGCATAGTATATTCTAGAAGAGACTGATGGCGTTGCCAATGTTGACCTACCCAATATTCTAGGAGTATACTCGTATCTACTAGTTGCCATTACCTATCCTCATTCATCATTAACCCATGTCTTAGGATCAGCATACTCATATGGAGATTCAGGATTATTAGATGCTGCGCCTGTGCCTCCGTGTCTCGTGTATGAGTCCTCTGATGCAGCACCATCGTCTGGGTAGGGATCGCCGGCAACATACCTCATTATCTCACCAACATTGTAGACTGGTGCCCTGTTGTACCCAGAGTGATCGAGGCCTGGGGGAAGATCGTGTATTGGTGTGAATGCTATGTCAACCTTGACACCCATAGGAGCTCTTGAATTCCAGTCAATTTCCCAGTTAAAAGACTCATCAAGCCAGTCAAATTCTAGCCTTGTTAGGACACCAGCAAGTCCCCTTCCCGCTGTGCTTGCAAATGCCTTTGTAATCGGATTGTTATTCTCATCCATGAATCTGGCAGAATCTGACATCCATATGTTTAGTTGGTCTGTAGGAATACCAGATGCAGTTGCTCCTTCGTCTACTAGGGCTTGTGCGGTTCCCTTCCCTAAAGCCTCACCTGATATTGTTGGCATGACTGTTGAATTAAACAAAAGATTAGGATCAGGAAGAAGATCACTGTGATCAACCATAAATAGCTTTGCCATTAAATGAATGGGAGCTCCAAGATCTATCACAGTTACAGCATACGACGTCTTCTGTGTTGGGTTTCCCCTTCTCTTTGGTCCTTTGAATGTTGGAGATGAATGTGCTGCGCTCTTTCCTTCTAGTGCCACAGATGATCTAAATATCACCATGGCTTTTAGTGGTCTAGTAACCCTATACTCTGAGCTATTATCTGGATGCTGTACAACATTTCCACCATCAAGTGAGGCAACCTTATATAATTTTCCAGTTGTCGCCTTAAGATAGACTATCTCTGAGGGTTTATATCCCGTGAGCCAGTCCAGTGGTAGTCCTGTTCCAGCTGTACCTGCTGATAATACAGACGTTCCAGTTGCCAATGCACCTGCAACCGTGGGAGATAGCGGAATGATGTTTGTAGACCTATCTGGATCCTGCATCCTAGAGACTATTGCACTTATACCTAGCGGATTTGCAAATCCATTAACAAGAAGCTGAGATAGTAATGCCCTAGCAATTCTTGTATTATTGGGTCCGTCTCCTAGCAATGTCAGCGGCGACGAAAATAATGCACTAAAAGCCTTTGTTCCAAATGGCTCAGCTCGGAGCTTTGACTTAACAGCTATTGCAACTGGAACAGGGGGTGTCGCGCTTACAGCGGCATCCTCTCCCTGAACTACAGGCATCACATCTTCATCTCCTATACCAAACATCCGCGCTAGGTTAAACTTAGAATAATTTCCCTTTATAACATCTCCAACTCTCATGCGTATTACTGGAGACGCTCCAAGAATCTGACTAAACGGCTGGGTGAATACAGATTCCGTAGCATCTGATCCAACAGTTACCTTAGTTCCCTTTGTCCAGGATGGATACACTAGTGTTGTAAGCTTGTTGATCTTCCACCACATCTCATTAAAGTCATCTTTTGATGTCGCAACTACATAAAAAGACAGTGCAATACTTCGAGTTGTATTCTTATATACCTGAACCTCATCCAACCGACCGTATCCTGATGTTCTAACATATGATGGAGTGAAGCTGTCTGTTAGTCTTGTCAGAAATGCGTGGAATGAGACTATCTCATTTGTTCTAAGATCATGAAAATAGAATGGAACATACTCTGCATCTAGTGTATTTTCCATCCTCTCTACTATTTCTCCTGGAATTCTAGCATTAGGCCCTTCAGCAGAAGCATCTATGTATGTTTTCTTTATCAAGTTAGATCCCATCATCCCCTTTAGCGGATTAGTCCCATTAACTAATGTTCCCATATCCTCTGCTGCCCTCATCACATTTCTTGGAATCATGTATAGCGCAGGTGTAGAGCTAGTCCTCCATGCTAATGACAAAGATGTAAGACCGTCCTGTGTTCTACTCTTGGATATTCTAGTTCCTGGGCCGTCTGCAAGAGAATCTATATTCCACGGACCGACTGAATGATTTGAGTTTATTCCGGGCATTCCGCCATTCATCTTTAGTGATACATCTCCTATTGTTGCTGCAACATTAAGAATATTAAGAATGCCTGACATAGAGATTGAATTAAGTATGTTTGATAGTGAACTTGATGATGATGACGTGACACTTCCATTCATTATGTCACTATTTACTGTGGCAAAATATTCAAAGCTTCTTAAGACACTTCTTGCAACTGCTAGCCAAAATCCTGGTGCCTCCTGCACCTGCTGGTATTTTCCTATCTCGTCTGCCTGAGATGGATCTCCTCCAACAGACCCGTCGAATAAGACCAAAAATCCCTGATTTACAGCATCTGAATAAGGATACGTTGTGGGTGTTAAAACAGTATTTCTAATTAGCTCAAACTTTGCCTTAGTTGCTATTATTGTTGACTGACCTGCAAAGTATGGACCGTTTCCTAATCTAGCTCTCTTATTAACCATGTTGCTTATCTGACCAAATGTCTCCTGTGCAACAACAAGCATCGCAGCTATAGCAGCTGCTGCCTGTGCTATTAAGATATCTTGATTAAACTCAGATGAAAACTGTGTGTCAGACGTGTTGGTTGTACCAAAAGAGTATGTATATTTTGTGCTTGATAGATCGTCCTGAGTTAAGAAGCTTCCCTTTCCAGCTCTTGTAGACATTCCAGTCTTTGGAAATTGAGGAGTGTTATACGCTGATCTAGCTCTAAATAGCTCTGGGTCTATTTGGCGCATGGGTGTGTTAGGGTTATCTAGATTGTCATCCTTATCAAAATCAAAGGTATCTGGGTTAGAGCTGTCGCCAGGTGTAACTGAACTGTCCCAGCCTGCCATCTTTAGTAAGAGAGATGAGCCCACATCCTTAAGATTATCATTGATCATCTTAATTGAATTTTTATCAAATTTTCCTATCTGTGACTGAGATGTTGACGTTCCTGCGTCATTATTTCCAGCATCAAAGCTAGTCGTATCTGTTGGAACTGGTGCGTATGCCTTAAAGTCTACATTTGAGGGACTGAATCTATTGTTATTGGTTATAAAGCTTTCAACAGCCTCTTGGGCTAGTGACTCAGGGGTGTATGAAGTTGAATCTACCTCTGTGATTCCACTTTGTGGAATGGCATCTTCTCCATCAATGCTGCTTAGAAGGGTATTTCCAGATCGAAGCGGGCCCCCATTAACAACCTCTGTTCCGTCGTACTGCATCTTGGGACTCACCTTTCCAGTCTTATCAAGAATCTTATCAAGATCTTCACCAAACATACCACTATTTGAGTACGATGACATTACACTCCCAAGTGTGTCTCCCTGAGTTATAAAAGGCTTTGTTACGCCTGTATTTTCTGCTAGAACAATGCTGTCACCACGATTTCCTGAAGCTGCCTCTTTGTTTCCTCCTTCTACAGTAAATAAATTATCTGACATATCTACTATGAATTTTGCATAATCGCCTAGCAGTCCTATTGCCTCCACGTCAAGATCTACGAGAGGCTGTCCTGTTCCCGGATCTATTCCTAGATCATCTCCCACCTTTGCAAGACCGTCAAAATCTTCGTCCTCAACTGTGTACGTTATCTTATCAGATGTCGCTCCAATTGATCTTAAAAAATCTTTTAATTTTTCTCTTGCCATTCTTTTACACCCTCTTCAGACGTTAAGTGGTCAAGATTTTCTACCACGTTTTGAAATCCATCATCTGTTGATATTTTTTCACCAAAATCATTGATAAATCTCTCGTATCCCTCTAGTATTTTCATCATGTCATTCTCAAGCTTTTCACGATCTTCGTCGCTTAGCTTTTCAGCACAGCTTTTATACATTGGATTGTTCCTAACCTTATCTATTAATGACATAAATATCTCACCTATTCTACATTACCAAATGTGACTATTGTCTCTCCTGGTGATATTCCCAGGACCTGCTCTAATTTTTCTCTACCTATCTGTATCGTTAGTTGAACAGGCACCTCTGATGTCTGTGCGGCTGTGTTTGCATCTGACAATAGCTCTTTTATAGATAGCAGGTAGCTTGCAGACTCTACACTTTGCTCTAATACAGACTCAGCCATCTCCTCGCCTGCTCTCCTTGTTAGTTCAAGAATGTTTGCTATTGTGCTAGAACTTTCCTGTGCCTGCTCAGAGTTTATAGCAAGGACATTTGCAACCGTTCCACCAGGTTCTTCCTCTATAGTCTCATCATCTCCGACAAGAAGTTGGAATATACCCTGATTACTTGTGCGTATTTCCTCGATATGACTGGTTGCTGCTGCGCCTAGCCCGCCAGTAGCGGCTCGTCTACCCTCACCGGCTGCTGCCTCCGCCTGTGCCGCTGTTGCCTCCTCTGTGGCTTTTCTTTGAGCATCTGCTGAGCTAGCAAGCTGTGACCATGTTGTTGTACCACCAGAAACAAAATCCCTTATCTCTTCTGAGCTCGCTGGAAGCATCTCTCTAACACTGGATATTGTGTCTTCGGTTATCGCACCCCCTTCTGACTTTATCTGCTCTAGAAGGGCCTTTGCGGTCTCCTGATCTGCCATGGTCTGTCTCTCTGCAGATGCAGCCTGGCTATTGAATATAAGCTGTAACTCTTCCTCCCAGTCCTCTCCTAGCTTCATTCTCTCTGCCAGTGATTTTCTCTCTTCCTTAGTTAAGTCTGAGTAGCTTGCTCCTAGACGGCCTATCTGCTTTGCCATCTCATTGTACATGGTTCCTGACGTTTTGACCTGTTTCTTGAGTTCCTTTGTAGCGATATCTGTCATATTGCTAAATGAATTCTGAGCGCCAGCATCTATCCTATCAAACGAGGCATCAAAACCCTCTCTCATCATTCTAGAGACCTCAGACTCAGACTTACCTGCTAGGCCAGAATCTTTCCACAACTCCTTCATTCGTTTGATCATGGCATCGAATTTAGACTCGATACGTCCGTAGGCTTCAGTGAATCCGTCCACCATGGTATTAGGAATCTCACCATTGACACCTGCTGCTTCTGCCATAGTGGTCGCTGAGGTTGAAGCCATCTCTGTCAATTCGGCGGCTATATGTGATGTGGATTGTTCAACAGACAGTGCAGCATCTTGCATGCCAGACGTGAGATCTCTTTCAACCATGGTACGCAGTGCTTCTCCTGATAGGTGAGCAGCATCCCTGATCATGTCTATGTCATCTGTGACCGCTGCGAGTGAGTCCTTTGGATCCATATCTTCGGATGCGGCGGCTAGGTCCTCCATACCACTTATTGCAGCCCGTGGATCTAGAAGCCTCTCAACAGACTCAACATCCTTAAGCTGCAGCTGAGACTGAATAAATCTCTTCTCATAGAGGGTTAGCGTGTCTACAGACTTTCCTGCAGCGAGAAAGCTCTCCCTCATGTCCCTTAGGAACTTGTCCTGATCAGTGTTTGCAGACTCCATCATGGCCATTGCATCCATCTGAAGACCGAATACAGAGGTTAGATTGCTAACTGTTCCAGCTGCCTGATCAAACCCCTGGAATTTTCCAAGCATGCTCCCAAGGTCCTGGTAGTCTATCCCTATCTGCAATAGCGCTGTAGAGATTCTAGCTGCCTCTTGTACATTAACATTTCCAAAGTTTTGAGTGTCAGCTATTATTCCCTCTATATTCTTTGATATCAGCTTCGATGATATTCCAGTTCGTGCCTCAATCCCCTTTGCTGCAGCAGCGGCTTCCCTGAGCATGTCAGTGCCAGCCTTTCCTGTGAGGCTTATCTGACGCTGAACGAATGTTCCAATCTGATCCTGAGATAGTCCTAGACCCTTTCCAAAGACAGCCATCTCCCTGACAGTCTCTTCTGTGGCATCTCGTGTCATTCTTAGTGAGTTTATCGGATCATATGCGACCTTATTAAAGTACGACATATAATCTTCCAGATTATTAAATGCCATCTGTATTGGCTGATTCTGGATCCTGAATGCTGTCTCCCCGACATTCGTATAATCTTCGTACGTGGCTCTAACAATTTTTCTCATCTGGTTGGATAATTCGTGTGCACCAACGTTTATATCTTCTCCAAGACCTCCAAACTGTCGCTGTATTTCGCTTACAGCCCTTCTATTCTCATCGTCGACATACGATGAGATCGACTTCCCAGCTCCATCCCACGTTTTCTCAATATTTGATAAAAGGCCCTGTGACGCAGCGCCTACCGTGGCCATTCCCTCTGCTGCCTCTGATGCTCCGGCTGCGAAGCCTCCGACTCCATCCTGGAGGTCCTCTGAGCCTGTCCTAAGATTAGAACCAGCCTCTCTATATGCCGCTGATATCTCTGCGTCAACTGACGCCATATCTAAAGCAGCACCCTCTGCCTTTTGCTGTATAAGACCGTGTATTCGAACCTGCTCTAAGAGAGATTCATTAGCAAGCTTTATAGATTCATTAACTGCATCTACTAGACGTTTTTGCTCTTGTAATTCTCGTGAAGTAGCCACGCAAGCCTCCGGCTATACATATTCAGTAAACGAAGATCACTTAAAGCTCTTTTCACCAGAAGACTTAATCATATCATCGACACGCTTCATGTTATCCTGCATGCTTGATGGTCTTTCCGTCTCCTGTTGACCCATTTTTTTCTTTCTTGCGTCTGATCTCTTCTTAAACTCTGTGCTAAGACGATCTATAAACCACCGCCTATATGTCACAGGAAGCCCTCTTACATCAGAGTAACTCATATTGAGGTGATACTGAAGTAGAAATGCCTCTTCTAGAAAAGACTCTCTCCACTCAGTCCGACGGCCAAAAAAACCCGGCGCCGATCGGAAGAGAGACACGAGATTCCTGATTGCATTGAGCGCAGTTCATCCATACAGACATATCAATTCCTGGCTCATTATTCTCGATAAATGTTCTTAACTTTCTCGAGTCTAGGGCAGGCATGTCTTTGACAAATGCGTTTATCTTGTTTCTATCACTTACTCCATCAATTGAAACAATTAGCTGCTCAAGTCTAGAAGTGACAAGACTATCAATTTTTGCGTCAGGCATCATCTTTCTGCGGCGCTCAGCCGTCAGATTCATCTCTTCCTCATCAGCCCCCCTTAGGAATCTGAAATGGACCTCTTTCCCTGTGACGGGAAGAGTAAATAAGAATATATTCTCTCCTTCTCTAATGGGATCTAAAGACAACCTTTTTATTTCAAGCCCAGATAGGTCAAAATCTTGGTTGCCTTTCTTTCCACATTCTGGACAGCTAACATCTGCCTTATATGCAGTCCCATACCCGGTGATTCTCACCGCAACCATTAGAGCATTTCTATCTCCAATTAGCATATCTCTAACGTCAACATTATCATCAACTAGACAAGACTCTAAAAGTGTAGTTATCACTATTCCCTGCTGAATAAGCGCTCGAGATGAAAGAATATCCTCCTCTCTAGCTGTCATAGACTTAACATGCAGAATATTTCTATTATGAAGTGCTGATCCCTGTGGATAAACCTTACCCTCAGAGGGAACAGGAACTGCTTCAACAGGCACATCCCATCCAAAATCATCCTTCATTACACTGTGTTTTTGAATACTTGGTTGGTCTGACAAAACTTCCTCTTTCTTTATTCTAAAATAATACTAGGATATGTGTAAAGGTAAATTAAAATAAAAAGCCCTCCTGAATCAGGAGGGCTTTAAATAAATAAAATTTTTAAAATCAGTATTGTAATACGGCGTTATCGTACCGTAGTGTGATGGATATCTCTACAGGGTCTGTGTCATTTTCATATGTAAGGTTATTAAATGTTGCGTCCTGTAAAAACGCTCCCTTTATATCCCAGAGCTCCACCACTGTTCCAATGGGATCAAGAAGCTTGAGCTGACAGTCACGCTTATAAAAGTCTGCATACCCAGCACGTCCAGACACAGACTCATAGTGTGTTCTAATCCACTCCATGACTTGTTGAGCTCCCGAGGGTGCGATCGGATCATACAGTGTTAGCGCGATCGGATCAAATGTGAGCCTCCCTGATACATAACGCTTCGCGTTGATCCAGGGAATTTCCTTTTGAGCCAGAGTAAATTTAGGTCTGCTAGTTGTTTTCATCAAAAAGGCATCAATGCCCTCTATCGCAAAAATCCACCTAAACTGCCTTTTGGGCTCAAATTTATTAGGTAACATATCGGTGACGGATAACGTCTCAGCCATTTTTTCTATCTCCTAAAGAGTTTATCATTCTTAAGTATCTACCTTGCAAAATTTATTCTATGCATTTTGAAACGCATCTCCTGCATTTGTAACAACAAAGTCAAGTGCTATAAATTCTGCCGTACGTGTAGGCTGCAAGAATATCTTACCCCTTAGGGTGTTATTCTCAATATCAGCCTGCGTTGTTGTTGTTGCATCGATTACAACCTTGTATCTATCAACACCACTTCTCTCCTGCACGCTCTGCAATATTGGCGTAACAAGAGCATTAAACCTATCAAGAGTCTCCTGTCTATTTGGTTCAAATAGCATAGTATTTGCAACAGCTCTAACAGATCTTCTCACGTTTATGAGAAGCCTTCTAACATTGACCCTGTCTAGTGAAGAGTCTGTTGCAAGAAGAGTCTTTTGACCAAAGACCATCAATCCTGTTCCTGGGAATGCTGTGATCGGATTTATATCTGCATCATAGAGTGTATCCATATTTGCCTTGCTAACAGGAACCTTGGCATACAAGGAGTCCTTTAGCGCGCCTCTTGTAAATCCTGCCGGTGCAAACCATGGGTACCCAATTGAATCGTTTATTGCAAATGCGCCCAATACTGCGACTGAGGGCGGTGCCTGAACATTTGTTTTTGTCGTGGGATCTGTCATGATAACATCAGGAAAATACGCCGCAGCAAAGGAGGAATTTAATCCTCTATTCTTAAAGGCTGCCACCGTGTAGGCTACACTTGGATTAGAGACTGATGATGTTACAACTGTATTTATCTCATCTCTCTCCTCTATGTCCATTATATAAAGTGCATCAAATCTATCTTCAATAGCATCTATTGCGTATGTTGTAACAGAAGAATGCCTTATTCCAGGTATAACTAAGAGATTTATATCTACGTCTGCCTTTGTTGCCATCATGTCGACGGCCTTTCTATATGCAGCTACTGTGGGACCATTTGTTCCCCCTTGATTTGATTCATCATCCATCTCTCTTTTAACTGCTGCATTTGCAAGAGCCACTCTATCCCTATTGAACATGTCTGTTCCGTCAAATCCTCCCTGAAGGACGAACGTGAACTTTCCAAACCTTCTATTTCCCTGAGTCTTTAGATCCGAGACCTTTAGTGCTCTAGTCTTATTTGACTCATTTGCAGTTATGGATCCTTTTCTCACGTAAGATGCGCTAACCCACTCGTTAACATCCGCTATAGTGTCTGATCCTGTTCTAACCTTAATTCTCTCAAGAGAGAATAGATTATTATTAAATCTATCACAGTCTAATACTGTTCCTCCTGAATCTGCTACTCCAGGATTATTTCCAACAGAAAATTTTCTGTTAGAGACTGCGAAATCTGGGAAATATTTTACTCTAGATCTCCATGTATTATCTTGAACAGCAGAAAGATTGGGCTTTGAAACTGATACCTTTCTAGAAAACTGACATCCCCAATAGAAAGCTGAATTTGTCTTCTTATTGGGAGATGTTCCTACTGCTACACTTTCTCTAAACTGAACTGGCGGCGTTACAGCTCTTCTATATGAAATAGCACCTTGCCCCTGAAAGCGCGGGTTGCTTGTGGCATTACCAACTGTAGACAATATGCTGCTTCCAGATGTGACAAGGTGACTAAGACCTCTAAATCCTAGCGGAAGCGAGTCCTGTGGAACCTCTCCTGCCTTGAGCCCAGCACTCTGTTCTATCCTAATGTAATTTGACATGACAGGGTGATTTCCCTTGACAACTAACTTTTGTGATGCTGTTGCTTGATCAAAGTCAAAATACGTATTTTGATCCCCAATGACACGAGCTATAAACTTATCACTAGAAGGATCAAGTGAAAGACCTCTATAGGACTCTAGAGGAATCTTCTCTTCATCTGTGTCATCAAACGCTCTTACAACAAGATCAAAGGTTCCATATAGATATGAGTCAACCAATGACGGCTTTATATTCTCAATTGATATCTTAAAGAGATCATTACTAAATTCTCCATCTGATATTGAGAATATTCTGAATAGACTGTGCCTTGTTCCTGCATAGTCTTGTGATATTACGGCAGGAGATCGCGGTGCCCTGAATCTATCCTCAAACGACTCATAGTCTGGAACTGATGTATTTCCTGTATCTCTAGCTAATGAGCTAGTTAGAATAAACGCTATATCTTCCTGTACACCAGCTGATGTATAGCCTTGGAATCCCGGATGTATGATTCCTGATCCTGTTGCCTTGCAGAATGCTGGGTGGATGTCGTATCTAGCATATAGCAGGTGACCCTTCTTCTCCATCTCAAGCGGATCTGTGTTAAGAACGTTTCCAAAGTAAGCTGGAGACTCTAGGTCAAATGACGCTGTAATTATATTTGGACCGTCACCTGAATTCTTGTGACCGTTTATAAGCATTACGAAATTCTGAGTCGCAAGATTCATTGTTCCTGTCATCGCGCCGCCGTATGCGAAGCTGGCGGGACCTATCATTCCGTTTCCAGCTGATGCTGTAACAGCACCAGTTCCAGGAGTATTGCTGGCCTGACCTGATCCAGACAGCGACAGTATAACCCCGGACGGAGCCATGAGGACACCGCGAATAATAGGGTGAGCTCCTGTTCCGGCTAAAATTGAAGCGCCTTGTATTCCGGCATCTCTAAGCAGTGAAGACCCCGCTGAGTCAGAAAGGAAACATCCAAGGAAGTATGTCCTACCCAGGTCACTGTACGGGCTAGTTGCGTAAGAATTTCTTGCTACAACACCTCTCTCTGATACCTGCTGTGATCCAACGACAAATCCTGCGCTTGTAACCTTTCCTGTGCTAGTACTTCTCTTCTTACAATCTCCTGCTCCAAGTACCCTTATATATGTTAGAGCCTGTGCTGTCTTTAAAAACTGACTAACTGCGAGTGGGCCAAATTTTTCACCGTCTGTGTTTCCAAATAGTTGTGCAAAATTTCTATAACTGGCTATCGTAACTGGGACAAAAGCAGGTCCCTGATTAGCAGTTCCCACAACACCCGCAGGGGTTCCCACAGGACCTGCAACTGAGGGCGCTGAAAGGTCTATTTCAGTTGCTGTAACACCGGCACTGTTAAAAACTGTCTCAGCCATTTATCTCTCCTAAAGATTCTATCAATATGTATCCGTTACTCAAAACTTACTCCAGCATTAGTGATGATAAAGTCTATAGCTATAAACTCTACAGCTCTTGTAGGAACGACAACTATCCTTCCATTAAGAATGTTATTTTCCACATCCTCTTGAGTATTATTGCTGGAATCCATCACAACCTTGAATTGATCAATTCCCTGCTGACTCTGAACCAGAGATAACAACGGCGTCGCCTGAGAAACGAACCTAGCTCTTGTCTCAGGTGTGTTTTGCTCAAAGACTATCTTACTTGCTACATCGACAATTATTCTCTTAACCTCTAGAAGCATCCTTCTCACATTAACCCTGTCAAGTGATGTTCTTGCCTGCTGTAGTGTCTTCTGTCCGAATATTACAAATCCCGCACGTGGGAATGTGGCAATTGGATTAATTTTAGCGTCATAAAGTTCATCTCTATCTGCCTGGTTTAGGCGAACCTTTACGTTTGTTACAAAATCAAGTGAACCTCTGTTAAACCCAGCTGGAGCAAACCATGGGTAGGCAACATTATCACTAAACCCTATGGCACCAATAACTGCAACAGATGCTGGTACATCAACTAACTGATTGTTAATTGGATCATTAATGGTAACATCTGGGAAATATGCTGCAGCATAATTGTTATCTAGTGCTCTAGATTCAAGATCTTCTAGTGTCTTGCTTACACTTGGGAGCCCGCCTCCCTCAAATACCCTGTTTCCATCAGAGTTATACCCGGGAATCTCCATTATATAGAATCCTTTTCCATAATCCTCAAGCTGATCGAGAACATAGTCTGTTAGGGCTGAATCTCTGATTCCTGGAATTGCTATGATGTTTGCTCGAGATGACATTGGATCTGTAAGAATTTTTGCTGCAGTCCTGTATGATGCTATGATATTGTTTGTCTTTCCTATCCCAAATGCATTTTCATTAGTATCTAGACCAATATCAAGCGTTGCTACAGCCTTTCCTCCAGTGTCTCCCGAAGATGCTCTATCATTCATTCTTGCCATATCTTTATCAAGAATATTAACACCATCAAATCCACCATACATCATGTTTGTAAACTTTGAGTAATCTACAAACTTATTAAAGTATAGCGATGAAGTCATGGCTAGGAGTGTAGCAAATGTAACTCGCTTTGTTATATACCCATCGTTAATAGCGTATGTTGAAAGATCTGGGAAGCCATCTCTAATATAAGCCGTCTCTAGCATGTGCTCCTTGACAGTTCCTGTTATTGCATTGTTTGCTGTGGTCCCAAGGTTATCTAGACCAGAAGACTGCTGTACTGCATTTTTAAGAGCAACACGCGCCAACGTAAACTTATTACAATTAAATTCATCTGCTCCTGAACCTGTGACGAGTGTGTCTAGCTTCTCTATACCTAAGAATTTTGAGTAGGATCTAAATAAACTATTTACCTCAGTTGAAGCATTTGAGTTTAAAATGGCATTTGATAATGAGCCAGTTCTTGGAATGCTATCAAACTTGCATCCCCAGTAGTATCTTGAATCTGCTATCTCCTCAGATCCTTGTTGACCTACGAATGCAGGAGAGAGCTTAACACTTCCTCGTGTACACTTAAACCTAAGCGGTACTGGAGGAAGAATTGACATACTTAAAACAAGAGCTGTTCCGCCCAGTTCAGACGAACCAGGCTTTGAGAAAGTTAATCTTCCAGGACCAAGCGTTCCGTTTGCTGCAGAACCTCTACTAGCGCCTCCAGGATTAGAGTATGTCCCTCTAATGCTTCCAGAATAATCTGTTAGTGTGTCATTGGTCTTGACGACAGGAAGACCTCTGAATCCAAATGGCATCGCATCTTCTGGAACTTTTTTCTGTTCCATTTCTGTGCTTAGTATGACTCTGATCCTAGACGACTTGTTTGGATACTTACCCTTAACGAGCAATCTTCTCTCAGACTCTAGCTCTGCATCAAAGTTATAGTATGCCTTAAAATCACCTATTTTTTTCGATATAAAGTTAGGATCATTTGGATTCAGAGTACATAGCGGATATCTCTCAAGAACCTTCGGCGATGTGTCAGAGTCATCAAATCCTCTAACCTCAACAGTAAATGTTCCATACGGATCCTTGGGATTTGTTGGCTTCTTTAGATTTGATATAGAAATCTTGTACTTCTCATTAGCAACAGATCCATCTGATATAGTCTCGAAGTAAAATAAATTCCACTCTTTCCTTCCATACGGCTGTGATATGAAGTATGTTGATCTAGGTGTCGTGTACCTGGTGTCAAATCTACCAAATCCATCTCTATATGTTAGGCCAGATACTCCTGATGCAGCGGATCCTGAAGCTGATCCAGAACAAATAGCTATTGATCTATTAGATGTGGCAACTGTCATGATCTCATCTGCTACAGGAAAATCAGCATAAAGAAGATGCTGTTCTGATTCAAACCTCTCTGGATCAGTATTAAGTACATTTCCAAAATAATTTTCATCTGTTGGATTAAGAGATGCTGTAAATACTTTTACGTTAGAATATCCATCTGCTGACCAGTTTGCTGCCGTAGATGAGAGGACGAGCTTAAATGTCTTGTAAAGCTTATCTGATGAGGTTGGGTTGACATTTGCCATGTCATCTGATACATTAGTCGGTGAATAGGTCTGATTATAATCTAGCACCTCAAATCTTGTTCCTGTAGCAGAAAAAAGCATACCGCGAACAATATTAAAGCCCTGATCCAGATCCTGGCCTTTAAAGCTATTGTTTGAAGAAAATATCGGATATCCAACAGACTCATTAGAAGATGTTACGTGTCTAGCACATAAAAATTGTACACATCCTTTATGGCCTCCCAGTGTGGCATCTGATGAAACTGCCGTCCCTATTACCTTAAATCCTGCGTGTCTTACTATTCCTGCGACCCTAGTGTTCTCTATGTCAGTTGCTGTCTCATTTGCTCCTGCGCCCAATACCCTAACATATGTTGCTGCAGTTCTATTCTTCAAGAACTCCCTTACAGCATATGGGCCGAACATCTTAGAGTTGAGGCTTCCAAATTTCTTTTCAAAATCTGAATATGATCCAACAGTCACTGGAACGAATGCAGGCCCCATCTCAGATGTCCCTGCAACACCTGCTGGTACTCCAACGATCTCAGACACTCTCTGCGAGAGGTCGATTTCGTTTTCAAAGAATCCAGGTGATCTAAACGTTTGTTCAGCCATCAACAAATCTCCTGTGCTTGTCTCTACAGTTATAACTATCGCTCAAACGATCAATTGTCCTCATCAAGCACGGTATCAAATTGACTTTCTAGATCAACGACTATTCTTGAACTTGCAACTGTTTCCCCCGATCTCTGATGACGAGTTTTTATCTTAACCCACCTCTTAGATTTTTCACCTGTAAATGGGTCAATTATTGTATCAAGAAGTCTTTCTGATCCCTGTCCTCTCATAGAGGGAGTATGCCCTTTGATGTCGATATTTTGAACATCATTTAAAATAAATTTATTTAAGTCTCTGTCTCCGTCTGGTGATCCATTAACAGTCTTCACCTCTGTGCTGACTTGATTATATCCAAATTCTATTTGAGGTGCTGAAATAAACTTTCTGAATGGCTTTGGTAGACCCTCATGCTGCTGTGCAAGAATATATGTCGGTACTGTCATATTAAATGAATATCTAACTATTCTTTCATCGGATGAAAAATCTGTCAGGTTGTCAGCAGACGTCAGTGTAGGTTTAAGAAAAGCCACATATTGATATCCATCTTTGGACTCTATGAGAAAATCGTGTCCCTGGCCGCTGAAAAATGAGAATAGCATTTCCATCATTTGATTCATATGCTGCATATACTGTGTCCAAAATATTATCTCATAGTCTATTGCAACAAATTTTGGGTATGGCACCGTTATTATCTCAAATATATTTTCACCTAAATTATTTTTTAAAAGGCTTCCATTTGGATCATCTAAGAATGAAAGATTATTATCATTTCTTCTAGATGCCACCTTTCCTACTTTTGAAATATTTCCTGGAAATATATTATTACTATCAAAATTAGACCTTGCAGCAACATTTGATTGATTTTTTAATCTTAGTTTATTAATAATTTTTTGATAATCTCTATCTCTAGGATCGAGCCTTTTTCTAACGACATAGCTCTGTTGATTTCTATATGCTATGGCTGTCTTGTACCCACCTTGGCTAGGGCCATGATCAAGATTTGTTCTTCTAATTGAAATAATAGGAAGTATGAGAGCATTATTTCTATCACGTATGGGTGACTTTCTTCTTGTAAGTGCAAACCTCTCTCCGGTTGCAAAAACCACGGGAACCATTTTAGTCGTATTATCTATCTTAATTTGAAATGGTATCGTTTCGTTAAATAGGTTAAACAATGCCCTATCTGTCTCTTCTATCCCCGATGCAGGAATAAAAAAGTCTTCAGGAACATTTCCTTCATACCCACCATCTAGTTTTCTATCAGACATATCTAATTAACTCTCATCATAAAATGCAGAACCTGCTCTTCCTGCTCCCTTTGGTGTTACCTCTCCTGGTCCAGAAATAGGCTTTGTAAGAACATCGTTTTCCTGTAATGCTCTAATGTCTCCTGTCGGGCCTTCCACATTCATAGCAAAACCTCTCTGCTGCACAAAGGTTTCCTGGACTGCATCTGGATCTGAGTATGCTTCTGATGTTGGTCCAAATATCTTTGATGTAAATTGACCCTTTCTAGACTGCTTGCCGGTTATAGTCAAAAATCCTTTATGCTCGATCTCTCCATATATTGTATTTGAATCTGGAGCCTGTATAACCTCAAAAAATACAGAGCCATAACTAAAAAAGTCGCCCTCAAGAATCTGTATTCCCTTATCAAGCAGATCTCTTTCTTGTATATACGCTTCAATTGTATAATATTCCTCACTTCCAAATACATTTGCTCTAATTTCTTGAGGCTGATATTTTACAAGTGCTCCTATCTCTATGGGATTTTCAAAAACTTTTTCTGGTGCCTCTTCGTATACATCATGCACCTTTGATTTTATCTCAGATATAGGAAAATAATATATCTTCTGGCCCACTACATCCTTGACGATCTCTTTTCCAATATCGTTTATAAAATTTATCTCTCTTGGTGTTATAAAAAGCCTTGACACTGTCTATCCCATAAATATTGACCAGCCATTTGGCATTGGAACAAATTTTAATTGTTTATTAATAAACTCTGCTCTAGATGCAGCTGTTTCGGCTAGCTTATCATATGTCATTGTTTCAAGCATCTCTTTGAGCTTTGTAACAAGTGAATCTCTATCTGCTCTTCCTTGATCCACAAGAGATGTTCCGTTTAATGTAAGATCAGATCCAGGTATTGGAATTGTGCTAAATTTTGACCTGATTAATCCAAGCTGCTCTCTACTTAAGGCCAATGTGTACTGTCTTATCCACTGTCTTCCTATGCTGTTAACGTTGTTATACTCAAGATTTCCAAACGGAATGTCAGATAGATTTGAAACACCTGATATTGTCTCATCAGTGAATGAGGGATTAAGGGGATCAGAAAAGAATTTCACTCTTAAGAATAACTTTTTAGGATTGATATTTGTCGGGCATGGATATATTCTTATATTTGTTCCGACCACCTTATATGAATAATTTGATCTTCTAACCCTGTTAGATAGATCAAGCTGTCCAGCTCTAAGAATGTCCTCAAAGACCGGCAATACATAAAATATTGTTTCTGGTGTAAAAGATTCAAATGAAAACTCATTATTCAGATAGTTAATCGCTGATGTTGTATCAAAAAATCTATATGCGGCCTGTGGTGAAAAGTGAAAAACCTCACTTATTTGAATCTTTGTTCTAGGGCTATTTCTACTTCCTGAAACGATAAGATTTCCACTTGCATCCTTTAGCTCCTTATAGATATCATAGTCTTGTACGTCCTGTCTCAGCTCTATTGATCCAGACATCATATTATATGCGCCACCGACTCCAGCCTCAGAAGCATACGGCTCGGCAACTCTTGTTAAGAAATCAAGATTTTCTCTAGGATATTTTCCTTCTGATCCAGACATCACTCCTGATGATCCGGTTATTGGCATTCCTAAAAACTGAATCAGCTGTGACTTTGCCTGATATTGATTTAAAATTGAGCTAAACTCTAGTGTTGATTCTTCTAAGTTTGCCCATATCTGCTTTTTTGTCAGCTCAACTGATAATATGTCGTCGCCTAACTTTCTTTTAACAAAGACTATAACATTATCAGCCTCTGTTTGAAAGTTTGACTCACTATTAAAAAATCCAAATGGAGTTGGATTACTTGTATTAGCAAAAGTAGCCACATGACACCTATGATTGAGAACAACTCTACCAATAAGTATCTCTAAGACTTAAATGATTCTATCTTTCTTGTATCTGGTGACACTAAAAATGATATAAAATTAATAATAGTTTCTTTATATCTAACTGTAGCAGTGATATTAAAAATTATAAATTACTTTTTAGAAGGTCTTCCTCTTTTTTTTGAAGCTGTAGTGCTATCACTTTTTACAGGTTCTGAAATCTGAACAGCACTCTTCTCTAGTGCAGGAGGTGAATGAGCAGGCTGTGCGGTTGTCTGAGAATGTGTTTGCTGCTGATTTTGTGAAAATGATCTAACTGCTACACTTAAAACCTCAGCCTCCTCAAGTGTGTAAATTCCCTTTCTCTGAGCAACTCTAACACCATTTACTAAAACTGTGAGAGCATTCAATTGATCCTCATACGTTGCCATTATTTCTCCTAATTCATTTATATGAAATTATAATCACAAAAATCATGTTGTAACACGCACAATAAAAAAAAGGCGACTTAAAAGTCGCCTTTTTAATTCAAATATTCTAGAAAATATCTTAATCTTGTGCGAAACCAATGCAACTAATTGTTGGAGTCGTGGTTGTCGTAATAACTTCAACATCAACAAAGTCACCGGCTTGTACACCACTTGAGGCTATAAACTCCACCCCTACATTAGCATCATTGCCTTCGCTCAGGAAGACAATATCCGTTGCGGCTGCACCGGCTGCGTCTAGAAGCATTCCCTTGAATGGTGTCGCTGTACCGAGCGCACTAAACCCAGCAGAAGCTGTTAGGAAAATATTATTTGTTAGAACAGCTGCTTGAGAACCTGTAAGCGTGAACCTTGCCTTCCATCCAGCAACTGCTGGGATATGAACGGTATAGATTGCAGAGTGATCACCTAATAAAATTGTCTTTCCACTGTGAGATGCAGATAACATACAGTCAGCACCGCTGAAACCAGTTTGCCCTGGAGCTACAACAACTCTCTCTGATAGCATTCCGCCGAGAGCGACCCCTCCTATCTTTACTGCTGCATTGCATGTCAAAACTTTAGTGTGAGTTGTTTTACTTTGAACACTAACACCGGAACCAGCTTCTTGAACGATTCCCTTACCGTCTGTAATTGTTACCTTGGGCATAATCTTTCTCCTTTGTCCGCATGATTCCAGTTCACCGGCGGGGTCGGCTGATTATATGAACTGGGCCTAATACTACATATCTCTATGGGGTTAAAATATCATTATAAAGTAATATAATTATCTAAAATCCAGCGATTACAGAAATTGCTATTAGTCCAGGTAACCTTTGCTTGACATACACACCTGAAAATAATGTATCTGTCCTTCCCCCTACATAAGAAAAAGCTGCTTCAAGGTTCTTGCTCACACCTGGATTAGATGCCATCTCAGGAGTAACTATTAACAGCATCACTCCTGTTGATGCTTTTCCAGCTGGAGCAGGGCATGGAGATGATTTTAAGCATCCCTGATAGAGAATTGATCCCAAATCTTGTCTGTTTACATCTCTAGCAACAGTGCTTCCAATAACCATTCTTCCTGTCGTGCTAAGAACTCTCTCAAGATCCTTGGAGTCAAATGATTGTATTGGAGACGTCTCATCTGCTAGCTTCAAAACTTGCCATAGCAGCTTTGCAAAATTTCTATTCGCTGAGGGATATAGGTCAAGCATTCCGACCTTTCCCCTTAGCAGCTGAAGCTGTTTCTCATTATCAATCATGATGTGTGGATGAAGAGCAACGTCAGACATTAAAGATTCATAATTTGCTGCTATTGTAGGATTGAGCAATTCCTGAGCAGTCGGTCTTGTAACAATATATACTACCTGGCCCGCTGCCTCTACTGATCTGAGGTATCTATCAAATGCTCCACCTAGAATATTGGAAGCGCTTCCTGTTCCTCCGCCGCCGCCGGCAATAACAAAAAGCCAGTCTACCTTTCCTATTCTAGTTCGAATAGCATCTTCAACAAGCGCACTATTATTTTCCAAAACCTTCTTTCCAAGTGCTATGTCTTTACCGACTCCATCAGCACCAGGCAGCAAAAGAAAATGCTCAGCCGAGACTCCCTCTGGCTGATCCTTTACAGTTGTATTTATGAGAAGAGTCTTATTAAATCCAAGATCTAGAAATGCCTTGGCGAGTTTTCCTCCCCCACCGCCGATTCCAAGAAATGCACACTTAATTGCAGATGCGGCAGAATTTTCAGGAAGCATCCTTTCATCTGCGGTAACCGGATCATCATCGTACGCTTCAACGAAATCAAAATCATCAAAATCACCCTCATCTACTACAGGTGATTCATATTGAGAATGTTCAGGTTCTTCTTGAACATTATGACCTTCATTTATCTGTGTGTCTGTATCTTGGTTGCTCATTTGGGGCTCCTGTATTTCTTGTGGAGGCTGTCGTTGATCTTTTAACTCATTCGCAACATCCTTTAATGTCTCCTTGGCTGCTTGCTGGTAAAAGCTATCATTTACATCTGACATTATCTTATTATCCTCTTGTTGTTCATCTGCATAGAAAAAACTCGTCTTTATAGAGCTTGTCATGACATATATTACTCATTATTCCACATTTATAAATATCTAGCTGACAAACATCTATCACAAATAAAAAAGGGGCGCCTCTATGAGGCGCCCCTTAGTAGCTCATCTCTAAGGATATCTTAGATTATGTTAAGATCAAGAACCGTTACTGTTCCGTAGAAGTCAGCACGAACCATCTTCTTACCATACCGAGTCATCACGCCCTTGCGAGGTGTGAAGTCTTCGGGGGCGAAGATAGTAGGAGTGACGATCAACGGCACGTAAGGTGCGTAGACATATCCTGTCTCAAGGTAGCTTCCACCCTTGTATCCAACTAGGACCTTATTCCGTGGGAAATAGGGATCCTTGTAAACCGTGAAACGGTTACTTAGGGAACCAATGGGTGTCGCACCAAGCGAGAATGGATTACTTGTCTGACCAGATCCATCAATAGTGATGTTGGGCTTGTAGAGCACCGAAGCCTCAAAGATCGTTGCGACCTCCGGGGAGCAAACCACGAAGTTAGCAGAACCTCTAAGGGTCTTACGGTGAATCTCATTAGCAACATCGATGATGGTCTCAACAAGAGTCTCATACCACTCACGAACTGTACCAGTGAACTGAGGACCTGAAGCTAATGTGCTAGCCTTTGTTGCCTCAGCTGCAGTCTTCTTGTTAACGAACTTACCAGGCATACGTGACCAGTAGTAGTTAGCACCTCTCGCCTCTGTGAGAAGATCATTGAGAATCTCACGATCAATCTCTAGTGCGATCTGCTCGGAAAGGATCTGAGTTAACTCAACCTCAGCGTCAAGGCTGTGGTATGCGTTAAGATCCTGTGCGAGTTCCGGTGACCAACGAGCACGTAGCTTACGAGTCGCGGCTGTAACTGCGATTGACTCAATCTTGATGTCAATCTCAGGAATGACCGGACTTGGTGTAGCTGCGAAGTTAGACTCAAAGGTCGGAATCGTCAACACATCACCATCTGAACTATTAACACCAAGGTTAGGTGCCAGTGCATATGATGCAGTGAGGTCGGTAGACCCGTTCGCCGCTGCAGAGGGACCTGCATACGTTCCTGATACGACCATTAACAGTGCCGCATTGGTTGTTGCTGTCGTAACCAATGGTTGGGACGTGAACTGTCCACCCGAGTACGTTCCAAGCTGGTTGAGACGTCTAAGGTTAAGCACGTTCTTTCCACCCTGCCACTCATCAGACAGAGCTGCAATAGAGTCTGCCAAGTTTGAGGGAGAGCTTTGGTTACTAGTACCTGTGTTAGTTCTACTTGCTGAGAACAATGTGATGTCCTTTGCATTAGTAAGATCAAGACCAGAAACACCACTAAGATCTGTGAGATCAAAGATTAAGAACTGGAATCGACCACTGCCAACACCTGAGGTATCTCCCTCGATCTTCGTAGTGACCTGTGGATCAAACTGAAGGTGACGTCCATCACTTCCTGTTGCAGCAGCAAGACGACCACTCTGTAACGAGGCATTACCCTGCCACGCGCCAGATGCTAGAAGTGTTAGTCTACTATTAGCAGAGGTTCCACTGATTGTCTTGTGAACCTTAGAGTAGGTAGCACCAACTAGATCATACTGGCCACCGGTTGCGAGTGATCCTGATCGGACACCTTTACCTGTGGGGTTGTTATAGATTGATGTTCCCTTCTGATAGGTCTCAGCAGCAGCAGTGCCCTCAGTTCCGTCTGTGAGACTTGCATCACCACCGACGTTATCACCGTAGGTGTAATCCAGATAGAAGAGCAGACCAGAAGGAAGGCTCATTGGCTGAATAGAAACAAGCTCGTTGGATACGAGACCACCGAAGACACGACGAACGATCGGGAATGCGATATTTGTGAAGCCTCTGACGTCGCCAGAGGAGGCGAGGTTACCGCCACCTGTTGATAGAGAGTTTTGCTCTCTCAGGAGCTGAGCAGCCTGATTTTCAAGAAGTCGAGACATGGTCTCCCGACCATGATCATGCAGGCCTCGAAGAAGTCCTGTTCGGGACCACTTTTCGACCAGTCGCATACCTTCAGCACCAATATTTCTATCTCTGATGCCTTCAGTAAGCTGATTTAGTGTGAATGACTTTGCCATTTTTATTTTTCTCCTATAATGCAGTTAATGATAAAATTCACTTGATTCCGGCTAGCGTCGCCCATCTATTCACCTGATCGTCAGCTGAGTTGGCCGAAGACCGCCCAGTGACCTTAGAAGATGATCCGATAGCTCTGCGAACCGAAGATTCATTCATTGATCCTGACTTGCCCTTATCAAAGGATTCCGTCAGGCTCCTGTAAAGTAGCTTTACTTCTCTCAAGCTTCTAGCATTGTCAATGGACTCAACAACCGACTTTCTCTGAGCCGGTGTTATTTCCTTGCTTTGCAGAAGCTTATTTACATAAAGAAGCTTAGCATTAAACAGGTTTAGATCTGTCAACTGCTCACGAAGTGTTTCAACAGCACCTCTGTATTCCTTGAGCCTCACCGAGAGAGATCGATTATTACGTCTCTCATTTCTAAGTTGTTCTGAAAGAACATTTAACTTAACTTGTAGAGGATCCTTTCCAGGTTTTCCTCCTCCGAAATCTGCGCCTCTTGGCATCTTACCACCAGAGCCGCCATAAGAATTCTTTACACCAGACTTTCCAGAGCCTTTTCCGCCCCAGCTATCTTGCATGTCGCTCTTTATTCCCTTAATCTTTGTGAGATCCTTGGCTTCAGAAAGATGCTGTCTGAGACGAACTAGCTCGCTACGAAGAATCTTTTCGTCGATCTCAAATACTTCATCAAGACCTTCAAAATCCTCCAGCTCAATATCCACCTCTTCTTCTTCTTCAGGAGCCTCTGCAGCCTCAAGATCTTCTTCAGACTCCTCTTCCTCTTCTTCGACTACTCGAATAGTAGGCATGAGGTCCTCTGGAATCTCGAGATCACCTAAGTCTATCTCTAGCCTTGCCTCATCAAGACTATTAAGTCCTAGCATTGACATAATTTCCTTGATTTCTTGTGCCTCTGCTTTATCAATTGCATCCATGTTATCTCCAGATTTGAGCGTCTCTAGCTCAGAAAGATCAATTTCGTAAAGATTGTCATCATTCTTAGACGACAAATCATTGTTTGGATTATCATCCATATGACTACTTATTCTCTGTGAATCAAAAAGATCATCACTTTCACTAAGTTTATCAGCCATTTTTAAAAGTTTTTCTCGACTGTCGCCGTCGAGTTCAGATATTGATTCTTTAATTGCATCCCTAACTACGTCCTTGTCAGACACGCTCTTGAAATCATCAGCTCCAAAAAGATTCAATAATGCAGACATTGCACTATCATCTAAAATAACTTCACTATTAGATTCTGAAAGATCTGATCCAACTATCTCAGAGGCAACGTCCTGTAATACATCTTCATTTGAACCATCATCAGAGGACTCTCCAATTAACTGCTCTTCTATAAACTCTCTTATCTTTGGAGTAACTGCTTCAATAATAGCATTTTTGGCATTCTTTTCCGCTGTATCTCTTAACAGCTTCGCCTCTGCTATCGCTTCCTCATAAAGAGATTTTGACATTATTGATCCTCTTCTCAATTAAATATTATGTATTTTGTGAATTTGCATGTAGCGTTTCATCAATTTTATTGAAAAGCCTAAGCAATCTAATTCTCTGCCTTAAAATAGATCTCTCTGTGGGATCGAGATTAAAAATATCGTCCCATCCCATATTCTCTAAATCTTCATCTTCTAAATAGTCAATGGGTGCTCTAGAACTACCATACTGTGTTCCGGCACCGCCCACTTTTCCTGGACCAGTTGTATTAAATGCTTGACCTGCACCTCCAGTTCCAAGCGGAGGACCATCAAATCCATTTGGATACAATGTTCTATGAGAAAATGGAGCTATTCCACTCATCACAGCCGGCATATTATCAGACTCAGAAAGGTTTCCTATATCCCATCTCTGGAGACCAACCATACTCCCCCTGTCTGCAGATCCTCTTCTTCCGACCTGCGGGTCTATTGCAAGGCGATCTCTACCAGTAACTGCGCTAACCTTTGATATTAATTCCATCTCATCTTCATCGATATCCTCAATAAAATCATCCTCATATTCTTCATATGAAGTTGGCATCTTATATATTCCTGTTTCTGCCCAGCCCATAGATGTCTCTGACCCTAGACCTGTCCCAAAGCTAGGAATTTTTTGTCCCTTTCCATAGCCATGACCTATCCTTTGATCAGAATTTGCAGTTGAAGGATTATAGTAAAGTCTGGTTGCCAAAGAAATTATCCCCTACCGTCAGATCCCTGATACGACCTTCCAGAAATATAATCACCCAACTTTTGGTCTGCTATATTTTCTGAAGTCTTAGAGGGAGATACTGTTCCTCCTAGTCCAGACCCGAACTCTGGAGCAGATCCATCCGGTAGTTCTCCTGTATATTCTGGTTGATCAGCAGGAAATACGCTTCCTGGACCGGGAGATGAAAGATTTGGAACGTATGGAGAGGCAGGCTTTCCTCCGCCTCCTGTTTCAACATCTGATAGATCAGGTGCATTAGAAAAATCTCTATTAAATGAATTTAATCCCAGACCTCCCACAACCGTTCCATCTAGTGCTAGTTCTTGAAAAACTTCTTTTCTTTCATCGTCATTTACATCACCAGCGTAAATTGGAGATGCTGAAAATGATGCTCGTAAATTTATACCGTTTCTAGATCCGTATGGCTTATCATCAGATGCAGCCGGTTCAACTATTGTCTGTGGTTGGTCAGCCATTCTATAATTCCTTTAAAAGTCTTATTTTGAGAATATTTCTAGCTTTTGTAATTCTGTTTGCTCTTCTACGAAGCGTAGATTCTCTTAGGCCAAGAGCTTTAACATAATCAATTTTATTAACTAGGTTGTCACCACCCGCCCACGCATCATCAACAGTGTCAGAGGATAACAATCCCTCTTTTTCTAATTTCTTCTTTTCTTCGATAACTATTTTTCTAAGAACAGCCGGTGTTAATGTAGTGTGTCTTGACATATGATCTCTCCACAAAGTGTCTCAATCATACATATTATGTAATGAAAGAATTAGCTACTCACATTAAGATCTTTTTGCTGTCGTAGCGAACGCTAAATCTGCCCATTTTTGTGCAGACTCACCGAATAATTCCTGCGGGTCTGATTTAGATGCTACCACAGCTGCTACATCTCCGGATGCAGCAGTTGGTAGAGATGATCCCCCGGGTCCTGGCCTCTCAGCTCCTGCCTGTTCTTGCAGTGTCGTCATTGCAGTATCAGCCAGTATCGACGATAAGACTGGATCGGCTGTCATACTTCTTGTCGTTTCTCTTATATTTTTTTCAAAATTAGGATTTGGAATTTCATCTTTTTGTGAAGTCTTATTATAAACTATATTATCAAGCCCAGCTCTTCTATTCACGCTCTGGCTTCTAGATTCGGATCTTACTGATTCTGATATCTGTACCTCTCTATGCTCTCCGATTCCTTCGCTTAATATCTCTATTAGGCATTCCTTTACTATTCCCTTTAATTTACTTCTAGCAGCTCTAGACATCAAATTTACCTACCACGACAATATATCATTAAAAATTCTATCTATTTTATCTGTTTTGGTAAAATTTTTATCAACATCACCGGGGTTTATAGTCTTTCCTTCACTTATCATAAATGCTCCAGGTGTAGAGGGTTCACTAACCATATCAAAACAAATCAATTGAAAATCTTCCTGGACAACCTGCCTATCTCCGTCGTTTCTAGTAGAGCCCACACCTCTAGAAGAAATTCCAAGTGTTACACCAGATTCAACGAGACTTTGAAGTATTTGTCCAGCGGGTGTATTAAGTAGCTCAACATGCCCAACAACAGAATCACCCTCTATGTGTGCTTCTCGGACTATATGTGAAACATTTTTCAGTTCTACCACCGAGGAATCCGGATGATCACATTCACCGAGCGCTCGATTCTCTTTAATAAATTTTTGATAATTTAGCATCTCTCGCTCTAATATAGATCTGGGATAAACCCTTCCATTCTGATTTAAAGTGTCACATTTTTGTAATACACCTCTTAGAACTATCTTTCCATCGTTTTTTTCACGAGACTCTTTAATCATATTAGATGTATAAGATAGAGGAGTCCACTCAGTCAAAAGTTTTAATTTAAAATCACTCATATATCGCCTCCCTTAATTCTCTCTTTAGTTGAATTAATGTTAAGAACCTGGCTATAGACTCATCATTCATTTCATTTATTGATTCATCATTAATTCTCTGTCTAACTGAATCAATTTTCTCTAATAAGAAGCCATTATCTGTCTTTTTCTCAAATTCATTTAAACTATTAAGTGTCTGATCTTTAATATTTTGAACTTTTTCTAATATAGATGTTCCACCGTCATGTGACATTGAAAAGACATATGACCGTATAATATCTCTCTGTTCTGAACAGAAATTATTTTTATACTTTTCATTAATTTTTTCTGTCATTATTTTTACAACAAGCGAATCAACGTCATGATCTATATTCTCTTCTATTGTTTGACATTTATCTTTTTCAGATAACATTCTTTCTATAACTTTTGATTCATACTGTACAGTTCTTGAAAGATCTGATCTATCGTTTGATCTCCAGTCATTGAGCAGCGTCTGGATTGTCGCATAAACTTGGTATTCTGGAACTCTCCTATGATAGAACATCTTGTCGTCTAGAGTGTGATTTATTTCTTTAATAAGAAGAGATTTTTCCCTATCTAGTTTTCTAGAATCACACCTTCTCGCTGCTGATTTTGCCTCTGTTAAAATTGCAGCTGCAACAGCAGAATCACTTACAGTTGACTTAATTAGTGCATTAAAAAGCCGGAACTCTCTATAGAGCTCGCTGTCCTTGTTAAATCTAGATTCAATAATTTTAAGCGTTCTCTTGGCTGACTTCTTATCTCCCTGAATTAACAGGTTTGAAATGTTTCTAAGAAGCAGCTCATAGATTATTCCAACATTTCTTTTTTTATTATGATTCCTCGGCATCGGGTATGCTTCCCTCCTCTGATGAATTTATCTCAGAGATTATAATCCCTTTATTACTTATCCTGCTCTCAAGTGATTTTAATGTAGATCTTATCTGTGATGTCATTTGTGTGTGATTTTTTATCTTTTCATTAAAGAAATTTGATAAAAATTCATCTTCTGTCAATTTTGGAATTTTTGCTACATTTCTAAGCGGGTTTTTAGAGTCACTGTTTCTTTGATATTGGGCATTTTTTCTTCCAAATGGATGAAAAAGAGAGTCTGATGCATCCTTTCTATCATGACTATGATCTGGTGCCATTTGTGGAGATCTTCTTCTTCTAGGTGAGTTCCATATCACCTCTTTCTCTGCCGGCGTTAACTCTTTATCCTCCTCATCATCGTCGTCGTCTTCATCATCGACTATGACCTCAGATAATCTATCAACAGTATTTTGAGCCCTTATGGGTGCATTAACATCTGATATGGATAGGCCCGATATATCTATGCTTTCATCTCCTGTTAAAAGGCCTAGCTGATCCTTATTTCTTGTGTCACCTGCCAGTTCCATTTCTGCTGGTACGGGTTCCTCAACTGCTGCGTCTGCGATTGCCTCTTCTTCTGCACCCGGTAGTCGAACTGCTTCAATTTCCAGATCTTGTTCTTTATCTACAATTCTCTGATCAAGAATCTGATCAAGAACCTCATCTGTCATATTAAAGATATTCTTTCTTATCCAGTCTCTACTAACAAGCCCCTCAACACCCACGGCAGATGTAGCTATTTCGAATCTTGTTCTATATAATTCCAGCTTCTGCTGTTGTGCAATTGTAGAAGGATTTGATAATTGAAGAGTAAAATCAAGAATATCCTCTCCCTCAAATCCATTACAATATAAGTGTATTATTGCCAGCTTATTTAACTCAGCTACAACAGTTCTTTGAATCCTTGCGATCGTCCTAGAAAATCTAATATCCTCTTGAGATAGTGTTGCTTTTGCTCCCAGACCTTCATCATATCCAAGATATGCTTTTGGAATTTTTAATGCTGCAAATAGCTTTTTCTGTATATATTCAACATCTTCTATGGCAGTAGCATTTGCTCCTCCAGCAAGAGTGTCAATCTTAGTTCCTGAAGAATCACCTCTCACAGGAAGGTAATAATCTTCATCAACAGAAAGTGGATTATATCTAAGATCAACTCTTCCTGTATCTTTATCTACGACCTGTGCTTTCTTTAATGTGGCTTGTACCTGCTCCATATAGTTTGGAATATCCTCTGGCGGAACATTTCCAACATCTATATAGAAAACTCTTCTTTCAGGAGACCTAACTACCCTGTAAACAAGCATTGCGTCCTCTACAAGAATAAGCTGTCTCCAGATTCTTCTTGCTGCCTCGAGAACAGATGACCCATAAGGTAAAAATGCATCATTGCCCAGAATTCTCATATGACAAACTTGCCAATTTTCAAGAACCTGATTCCCCTGAGTAACCCACCTGAACCTCACTGCCATGGGATCTAGTGGATCAAACCCCTCTTCTCTCTCTACCTCATTTACAGGAATTGGAAACGCATTAATTACGCCGTGGTCTGGAGATACATCATTGAATAAAAAGAAATCTCCGTACTTACAAAGATTTCTAACCCATGCTGTCAAATTAAATTCCACATTTAAAGTATCATAAAATAATTCATCAAGTAATCTTTGAATCGTTGGATTTTCTGAATATATGTGAAGGACTGATCCTTTTTCATCTGCAGAAACTGTCTCCTCAGCGTATATGTCTAGAGCTGAACTTATCTCTGGTGTATATTCCATCTCAGAGAAGTCTGAATATCTAGCCATCCTATCATATGTTCCATATGCACTCATTGCTGTGCTATAGACATGGCTCTGGGTCTTTCTAAAGACCTCGAATGCAGACGTTTGCTTGGATGACTTGCTAAAGTCACGTACCTTTCTCTTTATGACAGGCCCGCTTCTAAACAGCTGTGTTAGACGTCTAAATAATGTTTGGCTTTCCTGTGCCACCTAAATCCTCACTTATAAATCCAGTCAAATTCTTTTGCTAGCCTCATCTTGCTATTCCACCCTGCAGATAAAGAATTTTTTCTCTTATTTTCAGATCCTTCCTTAGGATTTCTAGATGGAGCACTATGAGGTCTTCCCTCTGTTATCGCACCAGGCATATCATCATACGAATTTCTTGTCATTTTCATACTTTTAAGCATAGCATCATTTAGCTCCTTTGAATGCTTGCTATGATCAGATGAGCTATCAAATAGCCACATTCCAATTGCAAAGCTTATTACAAGATCGTCGTTATACCCTTTCATTGCCTTCGCTTTGTTTCCAGCCCACGTGAAAGTCTTTAGTTCCTCATAAAATCTACTTGAATATATCTTAACATTTTTATTTCTAATTGTCTCTTCTAATTTAGATAATATTAAATTTCTAGTCTTTCCGCTCGTTGTAAAACCTGCTATATCACTATCTTTTGTTGGAACATAGTTTCCTATAAATACAGACTTTCTTTTCTTATGATACAAGTTTGGATAATCAAGATCCTTTAGCTTAATAATTGTAGCGAATCCATAGCTATTATTTTCAGGACAAAGAAGCGCATCGTTATATTTTTTTCCAAATTCAAATAATAATTCTCCAAATCTATCGGGAGGAATTTTTCCTCTATACTCTGCAACACACTCTCCTTCTCCGACATCAATGACGTGAAAAGTTGAAAAATCCTTAGAATCTCCCCTTGCAACATCAGCAGATATAATATAGGAATGTTCTGACAGTGCATGCTTCCATACCCACACATTCATATCATGCCCAGCTCTTTCTATAGGAGATTTACACATTTCTCTTACCCACTCTATATCTCCGGGTGTTAGAAATGTTTCTCCTGATGAGGCAAAGTCACACAGATACTCTTGAGAAATCTGTCTATGTGATAAATTTTTGGTCGTCTTATCAAACCAGTCCTGACCTCTCTCAGGATGAACATCCCATTGAAGCTTAACTGAGATAAATTCATTAGATCGCTTCTCTGCGTCTGTGTAGAGTTTATAATACTGTCCGCCCACACCATTTGGAGTTGAAAGAAGTATTACGCGCCCACCTGTGGAAACTGTGGGGTATAGCCCAGTCCACAGCGTATCAAAATCTCTAACAAATGCTGCTTCATCAACAATTAATAGAGATAGTGCTTCTGATCGACCTGCGTCATCAGATGTAGGAATCGCCTTTATAGATGATCCATGGCTAAACTCTATAAGCTGCTTATTATTTGTGACTATTTCTGGAAGAACTATCCACTTTGGAAGACTTCTAATCATAGTCTTAACCTTGGTAATAAAGTTTTGTGCGACGCTTAGCTTTGTTGCAATAATAAGAATATTCTTGTCTTTTTGAAATAGGGCCATCCATACCGCATATGCTGCAACAAGTGTAGACATTCCAAGCTGTCGTGACTTTAATATAATTGTAAATCTATTTTCCAAGAATGTCTCAACACAATCATCTTGAAAATCATAAGTATCAAATCCTATTAGACCCCTAACTGGGTGCTGTATCTTAAGATAGGAATTGAAAAAATACACAGGATCCTTACCAGATTTGATAATCTCCGATACCTGCCTAGATTTATTGACCCTTGACATTATTCACATTTAAAATTGGTAAATCTTCTATAGTATGCAGTTTTTCTTGGTGTGAAGGGTGAAGATGTTATCATCTCAACACTATCACTTGTTCCTAAGCTTTTAGCGCTTAATGATCTTCCCGATCCCTCTTTAAACTGCCTTTTTACATTCTTCATAAATTCATTTGTAATTTTTATAGATTCATCTTCAAACACTCTTACCTGATCTCTTAGGTTTCTTTCTGATGCTAGGTGAACAACTGTGACATACGAAACAGAAAGTGTGTCACCAGAAAGTGAAGCCTTAACAGACATTGTTGGAGATGAAATTGTTGAACTTTTTCCCCATGTTGAATCTAAAATTTGACCAAGAACGTTAACTTCTTCAGTACTAAACATAATAACTCCTGTTACTAATTATTGTGATCATTCAAAAATAAAAAATGAAGATGCCTGTTTTATTATTTCTTTATGAGATAAAACTTCCTCATCTGACGGTCTCCAGCCTGATAACCACTTTTCTCTCATAGGTTCAGCCCATTTCATTCCACATTCAGAACAACACTTGAATCTTCTAATATAACTATAATCATCCGCTGTATTCATTGTAATTTGGCATACTGGACAAAATAGATAAGATTTTTCTTCTCTATCTTCTGTTATTATCACAAACTTATCTCTATACTCATATTTCTTTCCCGAGCTTGATTCTTTAAGGATGGGAAACTTTTGTATTTTTTTCATTCTTAATTATCTCCAAAGAGTTGTCTACTATATCTTTAATTTCATCCACATGAGATATTATTATAATATTTCTAAACCATTTTTTAAGAGACTCTAATAGTCTACTGCATGCAGCGATATTTGTCTCATCAAGTGCACCAAATCCCTCATCAATAATTAGCATGTTCGTCTTAGTTAATGATGATACATTAATGAGAGCAACTCTTATTGCAAGAGAAGACATCATCTTCTCCATTCCAGAGGCTAGTTCAATAACCCTTCTACTATCTCCGTAATCTATAAAAACATCCATCGCATTTGTATCTATGTCTGCCTCTAGCTCAACAGTAAACCCCACAACACCTTGTAAAATTCTTGAAATTTCAGCATTAATTAAGGGAAGCTGTGACATCATTATCTGAAGAGGTATACCTTTCTTAGACACAGCTTGCATAAAAAGATCATATGTTCTTAAATCTATCTTGACTTTTTCAAATTCTTTTCTCTTATTTTCCATATCAGAGACCTGGACTCTAAGGCTTGCCACATCTTCAAATAGACCTAATCTTTTCTTATCAATTCTTTGTATCTCATCTTCTAGAAGTATTATATTTGATCTAATAACTGATGCTGGATTTTCTTCATCCCTAACTAGCCTAGATGACATGCCATCTAAAATAGAAGATTCTCTTGACAGGCTTGATTCTAGCTGGCCCATCTCATTTTCAATATTATTATGTCTAACTATCAATGATGAGATTTGAACAGATAAATCTGACTGTTTTTTAATCATTGCGTTGTATTTTTTAATTTTTTTCTCAACATTCTCACTTAAAATTGATTCAAAGGATATCTTTGCATCTCTTAAGGATGAAATAGATCTTTGTACTACCTCTCTCTGATCATTTATTATCTTCTTATCTCTATGTGAATCTTTAATAAATTTACAAGTTGGAAACTTGTCTCCACAAGGAACCTCTCCTAATTTTTTGATGGAGCCCACTTGGCGATCAAGCTCTCTTTTATTTTTTTCAAGCTGATGATCTAAATCAATAACTGCTCTATCAAGTTCTTTTTGAATCTCAATCTTCATCTGTAGATCTTTTATAGAAAAGTCTGACTTTACCTGTTCTATTTTTGAATATCTTTTTTGCCTTAAAGCCACCTCACTGGTGATCTCTTCTTCCTTGTCTTTTAAGCTTTCTATATCTTTTTTATATCTTGAAACTATTTTTTTCTGGGCTTTGAGTTCTGACACTGTTATGATATCCGGATTGTCGGATGTAGCTAATTGAATATTGAGATCCTTTAGTGTGGTTCTTTTTTCAAATATATCTTTTTCAAGCAGCTCTATCTTCTCATCATTTTCAATTAAATAAAACTTAATATTATCAATTTCCTCATCCCAGTCTATATCTGGATATGATTTTACTTTATTTCTTATATCATATGACTCTATCTTTGCTATTTCGTGCATCTTTTCAAACACACCCAGGTCGAGAAATTTTGTTAAAATCATTTTTCTTGATGTGGCGCCTTCTTTAACAAAAGTGCTCATCTCCCCTTGAGATGCTAGCGATGTCATTAAGAAATCATCAGCTGTCCCAATAAGCTTTCTTAGAATCTTTTCTGTTTCTCTTCTTTGCTCCTCAGTGATATCCTCCTCGATATCTCCCAAATTATTTAATTTGTATAGATTTAAAGAAGTTGATGCATAAATCTCTCCCTTTCTTGTCTGGTGTTTTATTGTTGATCTTATGATCCTATAGGGGTCACCATTTAAATTTATATCAACTACAGCCCTGGCGCTATTTTTTCTATTATTGATTATGTGAATATTTTTAATAGATCCTCTATCTGTTGTATTAAATAGACCATACATCAATGATCCAATTATAGATGACTTTCCTTTTGCATTTTTTCCAAAAATACCTGTTATCCCAGGAAGATTTTCAAAATTAACAATATTTTCATTTCCATACGAGAATAAGTTATCAAATCCCAGTGAATTAATTTCCCACCTGGTGTTTCTTAGAGTATCTTCTTCCCTCGTCACCTGTGACATGTATTTTTCTATTAGCTCATCAAATTTTTCAAAATATTTTTCATTTAATTTTCCATCTCTGTAGTACTCTCTAATTAATTTTTTATGAGTCTTTCCATCTCTAAGATTCTCCTTATTAAATGTTCCAGAGGCTGTCTTTATCTTGGACGCATCAAATGTTGACTCTGACTTGAAGACTACCTCTGTGGCCTCTTTGACTCTCATTAGCTCATATTGTAATTGCTTACTATCTGCCTGAGCTATAACACTATCTGATTTTACTCTAAACCTTGAACAATTGGGATATTTGTCAGCTTCATCTAGTGTCTTTTCAACAGATCCCTTCCAGCATATTGTTATAAATGGATTCAAATGTTGTATTTCATAAAATTTGCTATTAAATGAGTTTTTATTTTCAATATCCCAGAATAAAAATCCTTTTCCTGTATCTTCACCATAATTTTGCTGTATAGATGATCCGCAGTATGCTATAGTTTTTTTATTGTCTAAATACTGTCTTTTGTGTATGTCTCCTAGAAGTGTGAAATCAAAATCACTAAAAAAATCAACAGTTATATCTCCATCTATCTCCCAGTTAATATCAGTTGTTGAACCCCACACAGCACCATGAAATAATGCAATATTTATTTCGCCTTCAATAGGTTTAACATTCTGCCATCCCTCCTCATCAAAACATGAAAAAACACACCAATTATATCCAGGAATACCTGTCGGATATGTTCCTGACCTTTTATAAAGAAAGATATTTGGATCATCTAATGCAGAGAGTATGGGAGATATCGCATCTTGTCTATCTGTATTGTGTTGTAATCCATCGTGGTTACCAAGAATGACATGCACAGGTGCTATCCTAGACATCTCTGTAAACCACCAACAGAGACTGTCTATCAGCTCTGGAGATATCCCTTGGGTCTTACTGTGTACAATATCACCCCCAAGATAAATTACATCTGGAGACAACTCTCTTATCTTTTCAAAGGCGTCAGAAAATGACTCTTTATACTCACTATGACGAGACAGCCCCCTCCAGTGAATATCAGCTAAATGAACAATTTTCATACCAGCGTCCCTATCTTACCTACAAGAGATAAATCTCTAGACCAGAATATTGAATTTTTTCTTCTTTCTTTAAACTCATCTTTTGTCATTTCTCCTACATCTTGAAAATCACCCAGATCTATCACCCGTACATCACAGCAATATGAGCTTAAAAGATCTGCATATTTTCTAGTTTTCTTTTTCATATCAGAGTCAAGTGATAATAGAACTGGCGTTCTATTTGAAATAATTTTTTTAAAAATATATGATTCCTCTCTAAGCGATGATCCAAGAAGACATGTAGAATTCTGGTTACAAGAAAAAAGATCAAATGGACCCTCTACAATGGTTAATTCCTTTTTCCAGTTTAAATTAACCTCATTAAATACTATGTTCATCTTATCGGATTTTGAATTTATATATTTTGGCTTCCTATCTGGGTCTATTGACCTGGATACAAGATAATTTAATTTGCCATCTGAATCAAATGATGGAATTATTATTCTTCTCCTATGCACACCTGTTGAAGATGTTCCTAGCCTAAAGTACCAAAAATCCTTTTTTGTGAGTCCTCTTCTAAGAAGATACCTTATGCAATCTTTAATATCTGGATCATTACTTTCAAAACTTTTACAAAGAAGAGTGAATTTTTCCGGAAGAAGCACGTTAAAGCTATCATCTTCTCTCTCTAGATTATTGCATCCCTGATCATCCTTTAAAAATCTCTCCCTATACCTGTGTGCTACATCGTGACTAAAACTTTTCTTTAATATTAGAAATAGATTTCTACCTTTTGCGTCACAAACCCAGCAGTGACAGTTCCAAGTTTCCACATTAATAGAAAACTTCTTTTTTCCACTTTTATTTTCACATACCGGACAATAGACAGCTACATTTACACCATCTCTTGCTATCTCGACTTCTCCAAAGACATGTCTTAAAAAGTCAATCTTATTTGTAAAGGTTTCCAATGTACCCTTTTAAAATATAATTCAAAAAATCTAACTGTTCAATTTAATTCCAGAGGAAGCTATTACATACGCGTCGGCGGCATCGTAGCATCCTGGCTCTAATATTATATTTCCTTTTCTTGGGCCAGATTTTAATTTTTTTGTCGGCCATTTAAAATTTATCTGGTTAGAGACCCATTGATGTACTTGTTCTTTAGTGGGTGCTCCTCCTTTTGATTTTCTTATGATTTTTAATCCTACAGACTTTCTAGCTATATTGACATTAATATATGATGGCTCACAAAAAAACTCTTGCTGTGATAGATACCCAACTATTCCATTAAATCGCGCCAGAGTCAGTAGCGTCTTTGCAGAAGAGAGGCCTGGTCGAAAAGCCTGTAAGTTCTCTTCTATAAACACGTCTGTGATATCATAGCTTATGTTAAGTGATGATAGAGATTCTTGAACTATTTGGGCCTTTTCAAATAAATTTTTTTCCTTAGATAGCGAAATATAACCTAGATTTACAAACGATCCATCTTCATCTAATATACACCATCCCGTGCATGCTGTGGAAACATCTAATCCAAGAATCAATTTAAAAATCCTTTTTAAATTTAATCAAAAACTCATCACTTCTTCGCTTCTTGATGGGTTGTGCTAGGTTAGATCTCATTATAACATTTAAATTATCATCATGTAGGTTTAATCCGGTGATGTACACAAAATCAGGATCATATTCATTTGGATCAAGAGATGCTGATATAGGCTTAAACATTGGATTAGATGAAGAATTAAACATTCCTACACCCGCCGGAATATTAACTGTTAACATGTGAATATTTTGCTCGCCCTTACATTTTAATTCAAATTCATCCTTTCCAAAAAATGGAATATTTGGAGACTTGATAACAGCCACACCCTCATTGTAAAGAACAGTTCCCACATTTGCCCAAGTCGGGTGTGTTGTCAATGCATCTGCTCTAAACAGGCCACCCCTCCCATTATCTTTAAGTGATATTCTAACTTTTCCTCCGGATCCGGTTACATTAGGGTCTGTTATAAAAAGTGATCCAGGAAGTATTCTATTTCCATAGAATAAATTAGACATATCAAAGACAGTCACCTCATTTGAGCTTGGGTCTAATGTTCTATCATAAATAGTTAAGACTGGACCGACTGAGGTTTCTATTCCACCAAGATCTGTAGGCGTGCATCCCGCTACAGCTTCTGAAATTTCTTGAGGAAGGAGCGGAAGAGCTGCAGAATCAGGGACCATATCATTAATATTGATTACAGAGAGGTCAATTCCACCCAATATATTTGTAAATTGTGACATATTTGTGCTGACTGATCCGCTTGTGAGAAGATCAAAGTCTGGAACAAACCTTCCATTGTCATTTGGAAGAACTGTTAGGTTTCTTTTTCTTGTTGATCCTGATGCATACACATACCCATTTGCTGTTATATCCAGCACTGTATGATCTAACGTAGATGCCGTTAAATTATAAAGTCTAGGATAATACCCTTTAACAAATTCTCTACTAAAGTTTTCTAAATTAAGAAGTCTTCCTCCCACACCAAAAGAAAAATTAACATTGAACGGATCAGTAGGTGCCTTTCTCTCAGTCTGAAAAGGTGTTATTAAAACATTTCTCTCTCTAGACTCTTTGGCAAAAAAAGGCGGCACATAAAATAATAGGTCTTTTGTATCTGATCTTCCTGATGATATATTCTGCTTTATCTCATCACCATTTAAATCTCTATCGAATATTTTAATATCATGAATCTCTGCATTTAGTGGATGATCAAGATCAAAAAATATGGGATCGTTAGTAAGGCCCGCTGTTTTTGGAAAAAATCCTTCTCGGGAAGCTGCTGTAGTATTAAAAAACTTAGCCTCATTGTCCCATCCTTCATAATAATTTCCCAAAACTAACGCCTCTGAAGATACATGCTTCGGAGGAAGTATTGAGGAAGATGGCACAGAAAATGGATAATGATCATTATCTATCCAGATGCTTCCTGTTCCATCACTTACACTCTTTCCTCCCCACGCTATGGAGACATGATGCCAATTATTTTTACTTAAAGAATTATCAGCTGTTACAAAAATCAAATCTTCAGGATACGATCTTGTATTGTTTTTTGTATTTAAATTTACCCTAGATGGTCGTCTATCTGCACTATGACTAAGTTGAAGTAATATTCTATATCCACTTACATTCCCATCTCCATCTCTGCCGCTTCCCGAAACTAATGATACAGCAAATGCTGAAGAAAGATGCATAATCGTTCCGGCTTTGAAGTCTTTTCCGGGATCGTTTGTATATCTTGGGTTTATATAAAAATCTATTGTAAAAGATCCAGTCGGGTAATACGGCCTTGTCTCTCCTGCCTTTCTTTGAGCATTTGAGTATATTAGTGCTGAATCAGATGGAACTAGTGAAGAAGTAAAAAAGTTAAGAGTATGATAGTTTGTATACACAAATTGACAATTATCATAACTAGAAGCATAGTATGGCATCAAAATATTTCTTACTATACTTTTTGCTGCTGTGTTCAGATTAAATAAGTATGGTGGGTCGAATCTTACAACATTAAATCGTTTTGAGTTTCTAGCGATTTGAGATGATGAATTAACTATCTCCATATAGTCAGACATGCTTGACCTAAGATCATAGCCTGTTCCAGCTTCAATTGCCTCAATTGCTGTTCTAGAAATATTTTCTAAATCAATTGCTGCCGCATAATCTTCCTCATTAAACCCTGGAACACCAGAGCTTTCTGCATCATACGAATTCTCTCCCCATTGAGAAGGATCTATTAGATTTTTAAAACACTTGCTAGGCCTAGCAGAAAGATGTGCAGAGCCTGTAGTTAATGCTGTTGCAGGTTGAAGAGATGAGCTAACAAAATCTATCTCTGGATGAAGTGTTAAAGAAAAGTGCTCTATGTATTCAGGAAGTATCTTTATAAGAGACATTCAGCCCTCTCCGCTAGAAGTCTAGACGAACTCTTATTGTAAGGTCCTTCTCATCATTCTTTTCAATGGGTCTTGAGAGTTTGGCAACTGCTAAGAGATTATCTTTTGCATCATAAAGGCCTACTGTAGTTATGAAGCTAAAGGCTTTTTGAGTTGCCTCCTGGCCCGTTTCAATAACCCTTATCTTGTTGTCTGAGTCTGTGTAGGTTGGATTAGATGAATAATTAAATTCATCTGCTGTAGCCCTGCAGAAAATCAATGTTGAGTTTATATTTGTTAGATTTTGAAATGTCATCGCAGTATTAGATCCAGAGCTAAACCTACAACTTGCAAAGTGATCCACTATATTATCAATCGATGCAGAAACCATAAAGTCTGGTATAAATCTAGCATTTGGATTTGCACCATTGCCGCCGCCTATTACCATTCTTCCTCTCGAACCGCCTATCAAACTATTATTTAATGCAGATACAGTTCCAGAAACTGCCTCAGAACCAGATATAACCTTGTTTAAATTCATTATAGCTATACCTTGATCATAAAACATTAGTCCCACATTCTCTAGCGTATTTTCTGAGTTAACTATATTTCCGACATTTCCTCCATATGACATCTCTAGATTTAATGATGATCCCACATCTGTAAAGATCGCTGATCCTGACTCAGATGTCTGAAATAGATTAGGCTTTCTCGTTCCAGTTCCTACGTCTGTATCTCTAGTTAGCTCTTCATAGGCATGTGATGCACTTCTATAGAACTTCATTGCAAAAGTCTCTCTCTTTATCTTGTCCCTTGCAAATAATCTTTTGAACGTTATAAATAGTGCCTCATCTATTACATCGGTTGCTGCTCTATCGTCTGTAGCTGATGTTGCCGCCACATAATTTGAAAAAGGAGAATAAAAAGTAGAATTTGCATCTCCTAGCAGCAATTGAGCAAACTGTCTATAATTGCTTACTTTCTCACGCATCATCATGGAGGTTGAGGGAAATAACACCTTCCCAGCTGAATCTACTCCGGTAGATGATCCAGTAACAGCTGAGCTACCTGAAAACAATCCTACAGTTAGGTCTAGAACAGAATTTGCTGTCTGTAATGTAAAATCTTGATCAAATATTGTTTGAAATAATGAGGATGTTACTCCTGGACCGACTCCTCCTGTAACATATACCTGATATTTTTTTCTAGTTGTAGAACCAGATATATCCTCTTGAATTACATCAACAAGCTGATTAAGAAATGATTTTGTTGTTGAGATATCTCTACTACTTAGTTGTTTAAATGTGGGCACTTAAAAACTCCAATTTTAAATTATTACGCCGTTATGTTATTTGAATTCTAAAGTTTATCGTCGCGCCTGAATTCATTCCAGAAACACTGACAATTCTTTCTACGACTGATGCACCCTTCTGCTGATACGTCTCAAATGTGGCATCTGAGACTGCCTTTGCGACAACAGTGAATGATAGCTTAGAAAGACCTCTTGGTCCTATCGTTGGATCTGAATTGACAACGTAGGTGGCAACATTATCTTGATCTATTGATATAGGCGTGCTAGACTGATATTTTAGAAATAGGTTATCCATTGTAACTCTGTATGAGTAATCTGTTAGATCTGGGTCCAGTGTTCCACCTCCAGCCAGCGTCTGATCGAGTATCATATTTCCAAAATTAGTTGTGGAAGAGGTTCTAGTTAGACTAAGAATACTATCAGTGAGGCCTGTTAAGGTTAGTGATGGAAGACGTGTTAAACTGGGATTATTAATTGATATGCATCTATTTTTTAATCCAAGATTTCCATGAGTTGAAGCCTCTAAAACAGGAGTATTTTTTTCAATTTTTTCCCTTCCGACAGTCCTTCCAAAAGACTTAAGGTGACCATAATCTACCTCATCATCACCAAAAGCAAATTTAAAAATATTAAAGCTGCCATCGTTTCTTGCTAGAGACTCTCTTCCCTTATCTGTAAGAACTGCGTCTAGTATAATATTATTTGTACTCTGGTCTAAAAAACCCATTTTTATCTCCTTATCTTAAATATACACCTTTTGAGTATTCTAAGTAAATATTCATCATTTCTATATCATTCACCTTCTACAACGGCATTTTCTAACCCGAGCGTAACTACTGTTGCTCTATTAACACCAATCTGTAGTGGTGGACCCGATTGATCGTCAATATTTATATTAACGATACTACTCATCTGATCATCGACGTTAATTATCTGTAACTTATACTGAGCTCCATCTGGAAGAAAATTTAAATCAACTGATTTAGATACTAATTTATTCGTCGTTTCAACTGAGTCGTATATCTCTACTAGTTGATTTTTAAATACCTTATAGTACTCAGGATCAAAAAATACTCTTAGCCTTGAATGTCCGGAATCTCTCATTGTATCCACAAAAAGATCAGTATTTAAATATAGATTAGGATAGGGTTTTGGTGCTCCTGAAGATGATATAAGATCTAGCTCAACCTTATTTTTAAATTTATCAAATGAAACCATAAACTGTGCTGAATAGTTTGATGTTAATCCTCTTGCATCTACTGCGCATACCGAGTAAATATATTTTGACTCCTTTGTAAATTCTAAATCTCTAAATGTCTTTGCAGCTGAAGTTAATTTAACTATCTTATCCTCTGGAGCCTCTTCTTTTGTGGGCTGAATAGATGTCGACTGGTCAAAGTCTAGCATAGCTATTAGCGTAAATGGCACATCAATTGATGCCCTTCTAAAAACCTGGTATCTAGTGACATCTCTCTGCGGATTCATTGGTGCATCCCACAGTATCATTAAATTATCATTGCCATAATCCCAGATAAATTTAATATCTGTGGGAACTCCTGGTGGGACATTTTCAACACATTCAACTGTATCAGTCCTTCCATCAGATGCAACCATGACTACAGCTGTAACAACCTGATCCTCGACCTCTCCGAAGTCATCCCTATCAACTGCTTCAAACCTTGTCAAACAAACAGTTTTAACATTGTATATATAAGACCCGCCGTATCTAACTGCAGTATCAAGAAGCTGAATATCTCCATATTTATCAACTATTAATGGCGGATGTTCGATTCTGCTTCCGTCCGGTGCTATCTCTAATTTTTCCACATAAAACCCAATGGGATAAGATCCCTCATTAAATTTTCCCGAATCTTCCACAGCTGTGGCATCAACGGCAGACTCCCAGACTGGCTCTATTGTTATTTCATATTCATCAGCAGATATCGCACCAGGTATTGTAGTTGAAACGGACGCTAACTGTGCAGTCTCAGCGTGTTTTACCATTGATCTCATCTCATCTTCGTATATATTAGTTTTATCCTCTATCGATCCTCTCACCATATTATTAAAAACAAGATTATTAATATTAATATCCCAGTCAAGAAATCTCACAGTCCTAAATGCATCAGATGTTACCTCTTGTCTAACATCTGCTTCTGCATATGTTACTCCCTGTGACTGAATATTAGATAGCGCATCTCTTATAGCAGAGCCGTCTGATGACCAAGCAGAAGATGCATCTGTATATTCAATTAGCTCCTCTGACTCTGTATTACCATTTACATCAGTATCGAGACCAAAAAAATTAACAGAACCCTCTATCATTGTATAAAAACTTGAATCTATTTGATCATCTTTTAGGTTAATTCCGCTAAAGTATGCTGATGCCACTGCACCTTCAAACATCAGCTGGTCTCTCATTTCTGATATTGTTAGTGTGCTGGCTATTCCTTCCAGAAATTCATCAGGATCAGTAAATTCTGCAGCTGATATATTAATAAGAGAATATCTAGGATATTTGTCTAATTTTGCTAATTGTATATTTTCCTGAGAGGTGTCATTTAAATTTACTACATCTAGAACCCCTGCAGAGTTTGTCCTCTCATCCTTTGTATAAAAATTATAGACGAACCCTGTTGTTACAGATATCGGCTCTGGTATATTGATGAGTGTTACAGGTCTAGAAGGATATGTTGTAAAATTCCACTCGTTGGATACGGGCTCAGATTCACTTTGCACTATTTCAGTTGCATCAAATCCGGCTCGCTTTGTAACAGATGATGCTGCATCGCTGGCAAATGGTTGTGCCATATCTCATATCCTCCCTTTAATAAATAGTATAGTCATAGCTTATTCACTTATGCGACGTCACAGGTCCAGATAAGACTGCTTCCCTTCAGCGCCGCCCTGAGGCTCTGATAAGATATCATCTGCGGCCTGCTCCTCTGATGCAGTACTTGTTTCTCGTGTCATATTCAGCGGACCGCGTGGTGCATCTGCACCGGTGACCCAGTCATCTGATCCTGCCATAATTAATGTTGCATCAGTTGCTGCTTCGGCGAGCTCTACAGGCATACTGGCAGGAAGCATTAAAGTCATGTCAGCAAAAAACTGATAATATGTTGGCTTTATGACATCTGCCGCAAGTGAAGACTGCTCATCGGGAAATGCCATAGATTCGTAGTCGGGCAATCCGGTGGATCCGTCAACTGCAAGATCAAGGGCGCTGTCTGCTGAAGCGTCATTCCAGTCGCTCTCATCAATCAATATACAAAAAACCCTATCAAAGATCTTTGGGTATAGTATTCTATTCCTATACTTTTTACCACTGAATACTATTGATCGCTGCAACTCTCCTACAAGTCTACTGTAGTTGATGCTACTCACTACATCTCTTGTAGGAAACCTCTCTCCAAGCTCAAGCTTGAGCCTATCAAACTCCTGCTCCAGGCCAGGATCTGGTCCATCAAAAAATATCTCCTGTTCTAAAAAGGGAAAAATATCCTCATTGACATCTATACCAAGTGTTAGCATCATGTATAGCTTGAGATAAAAATCATTGACATGATTTCTAAAAATTGTTTTATATACACTGTCTCTAAGATAATTCTTATCGTATGAATTATAGACATCTCCTTGTGTATCACCAGTAATTCCATCTACTCCGTAGCTGTAGACTGTAGTATTATCAAGAAGATCATTTACTGTCCACCCGTCTAAAAACACCTGAGCTGCATCTATATTATCTGCTTCAGACACCTGAACAATACCGGGTGTCGCTGAAGGCTTTGAGGATCTTCCCTCTATTATAAACTTTGATGTGTCAAAGATGTATTCTTTTGGAATCATCACCTCTGAATCGTCTATGAGATTTCTTCTATAGATCCTGAGCTTTATAACCGTTGTCTCCCAATACTCTAGATTAGCTGTTGAATCTACGGCTGCATTTCTTAATCTCTCGATTGCTCCTGCTGGAATTCCAACAACAAGTATTCTTCTTCTACCTGACCTGTATGTTGTCATGAATTCACCATCCAGTGAGATGGTTGCAAGATCATTCATCTGATTAATCATAGTTGCCTTTGTGGCCGGCAGATATGGATACTCTCTATTTGCCTGGTTAAGAGAGTCCTTTAATGCATAGTTTAAAGACAGCGAATCTCTTGAAAGTGATGTAAGTGCTAGTCTTCCAAACTCTGGATCAGATTTGATCATCGCGAGGACCTCGTTTACATCAGAGCTTTCAATGTCTGTATCCTTTAAAAAGCTTGTTAGTGCATCAAGATCACCGCTTAACCTATCAAATGCTGCGACAAGGTAATAAACATTATTAACAATATTTACATCCTGTTCTAATATCCTCGTGTATGCAAACTGTGCTATATCGTATGCTGTTCTTATCTGTTCAAGTTCACCATACCTGTTATTTCCGGACCAGTCATAATGGCAGCCGCCGTCGTAACCTTCCAGTGTTGCCTGATAGTCCCAGTTTACTTGACCACCTTTTCTTAAAAATGTTATTGCGTCAAAGAGGCCTGCTCCTGCCCTTTTACTGTACCATATCTCTGCTCCTACATCAGCTTCTCCGCCGATGCTGGAGAAGCCAGTTTCTGAAGACATGTTTCCTCCAAACCACCCAGTCTTGACGGGGGGGTTGCTCGCCGGCTCCGGCTCCGGAGGGGGAGGTGTAACTCTTGCCCACATTGATCCAAGTAACATAGACTCTATGAACATGTAAGCGATTGCCACCCTTGTGTAATATGTCGCCGGCAGGTAGTCAGAGATGACATTATTAAAGGCCTGTGTGGAGCCTCCATATATAAGTGACATATGTGTCTGGAAGTCATTGACTGCCCTCCAGCAGAGAGAAAGCGGAGATCGATTACCAGTTCCAGAAAGTGCCTCTGCAATTTGGTCCTGTGTTAATGAATCAGTTGTGTTTATACAGAGTTTTCTAATATCAGAATCTTCTGCATCACCTCGAAAACCAGCTCCACTTTGCACACTCACTCTATCAACATATTCTCCTGTTCCCGCGTGATTTCCTACAGAGATGCCATCTGAATTTGTGCACCAGCTATATATTGCGGCAGATGCTTCGTAAATATATTGGTCTCGTACCTCACTCATGTCTTCAGACTCATCTTGTCTATCTGCTGCGTGAGTCATTGCTATCTTGAATAGTAAAAATGAAATCTCCTCATCCGCAGCACCGATAAGCATGCACCACAGCTGAACAGCCTCCTGCCAGTCTAGATTTGTTCCATGGCCAGCCACATCACTACCGTAGCGCTGTAGCTCATCCAATATTATATCTAAAAATGATGCCGCTGATGTTTTTCCATTCAGGCCTATGGGAGCGGATACTTCGAGGGTGTTATTAAGGGACGCAAGGTCGTCGCTTACCGCAGTTGTATCGTGAAGGACAAGAAGATTTAACATATTTATCAACTGAGATTTCATGACTTTAAGCTTGTCGCTAAATGCATCCATCCTGATAAGTGATTCGTCTATATTTGCGCTGAGTAGCTCTCCTAAAAGATATCTTTTTCCAGACTCCTGATTAAATGTTCCATCGGGAACATTGGTACCGATATTGAATGATAGGACCTTTCCGTCATCTCCGATTGGCGTAAGAAGCTCTAGTATAAGTGAGCCAGGCTCTCCTTTTGGGCTTATATTATTAATATTTGATTGCGAAGATGTAGGATCTAGACCAAGCATCGCATACAATGCACCGGCTACATTTATAACTGTAGGTGAATCCGACACTCCGACTACCCCTGTCAGCAAGCTGCTTGCGACGTAGCTACTAAGCTTTGTAGTAGATGTCGCACTAAAGATATTATCAAATCCTAAATCTTCTAATGTGTATCTAGAAAAAGAATTTAATAAAATGTAATGTGACCCAATGATCCTGCATAAATATGCGACATTTAGTGCACCCGTCTCATCATCAAATATGAGATCTCTCATGGCCACATAATCACCGAGCGTAAAGGAAGCCGCGTCGGTAGTAGACGTGTTGGTTGAATTTGAAAATCCAACTGTTTTAAATCCGAAGCTATCTGAGCTTACGGTCCAAAATTCTGACGAAAATTGCCACGCTTGTAATATTGAAATCATACTCTGAGCTGTGTCAGCATTGATTCCTATGATCTCACCACCGTCTGAAGATGATTTATTATTATATTGATTTCCACTAATTGGAAATAGTATTCTATTAATTGTGTCACAAAGTATCTGAACGAGCACAGCTGTATCAGTTGAATCCATTATGAAGCCGCTTCTAAAGAATAGATTTGTCGTGAGATGCTCTACTAGGCTTAGTACACCCTTTGACTTGTTTGTTACAATGTCATCATCAAATGAATCATATATCCCATCAATGGTGCTATTAGAATTATCTAAATACGAATTTGCCCTAACCTGCATAGAATATAGAATGGCAGTTATCAGTTTATAAAGTCTACTCAACCACTCAAGAACTGTCTGAGCCTCTTCCATATAGGAATTGTATTGATTTATCAATGCTTCAGAGTCGACCAAAAGAGACTCACTAGACTCTGTAGCTTCGAATTGTAAGGTTCCATCTACTGCGTGGAGGCCCATCTCCTGAGATAAAAACTCTAGGGCCTCTGAATATCTTAGCTGTTTTAATTGACCCTGCATATCCATTAATTCTGCTGCTGCTGATGAATACGTTGTTTCATTTATTCCTGTCTCAACTGCATCTAAGACACTTTCAACAGGAGCCTTGTACTCTACAGATGACAAGATATCTAATCTTGTTTGAGAAAATCCTCTTTCAACCAATACTGCCTCTAGATCATCATTTTTGAAATCATTTCCATAATTATATCCAGATACAGCGGCTTGATCACTTGTTAGATCACTATCTACTTCAAAATTTGAAGAAATAATAGACGTGGGACTAAAGTTATAATCTGCCAGGTCTATGGGAACAATTGTCATGTCAGCATGACCCATAGAAAACTTTGATGGAATTGGCATGTTCTTTATCCCCTGTATCCTAGAGCTTCAGTCTCTTTTTCTTGAATTATTGTTCCCAGTTTTGTAGTGGGTCCAATATCACCATCATAAAACACAGGCTGAATAAGATATTCTATTTTTCCAATAAATTTTTTATTGGATGAATCAATAAATCTATACCCATCCTGAACTGATTCTCCAAATGATGTTCCTGCACAATATATTCTTTCATTCTTTTTTGCTTTTATGATAAAATAGTCAACTAGCCCATAGCTTGAAGAACCTGTTTTTCTAATAGACCACTTTATAAGATTTGATCCGCTACCAGTTCTTGAAATTCCTATTGGAGAAATTTCTATTTCTCCTATGCCAGTATTCACCTTAAAATCAACAAAATCTCCGGTAATATTAACACCAAGAAGAGAAGATCTATGATTTTCCTGTAGTGCTAAACCCGTGCTTAGTGTTCCAGTTCCAAGTGAAATAGAGGAATATGACTTGTCTAGTGACATAACAGATAGTGAAGCCGCAGCGTTTTCTCCGCCAGAAGCTATATCTTGATTTAATGCAACTGTAGACTTTATTGATGCCAATGCCATTGGATCTCTTAAAAGTGCTGTTGAAGCTATAACGGGTTCTGATTGTGCAGCACCATATGTAAGCTCATTTATAGCATCTTCAGGTGACACTAGAGCTGACATAACTCTATATGAGTATTTTCTTCCCAATTTTGGAGGAGATATGTTTGTTCCGTCATCGTTTATTGTTCCTCCGGCGAAAACACCCATATACTCCATTTCACCTGATATCAAATCATCTCTATACACAGTATACGATATCAAATTTTGAAAATCAGAAGATATAGATTCAAGACCTTTATCATAATATCCCTGTAGCCCTGCGTCGTTTAAAAGGGCTACTAGCTTATCTGCATCTGTCTCTTTTATTTTTCCTTCTACATCAAAGGATACAGATCCAACATTTTCATGTGATCTTGATGAGTTTTGAGACGCCTTATCAGAAAATGATATATTTGAAACTAATATTTCAACAATACCTTGCGGCTCTATAAAATTATGAATTCTGGATACTGATGAGATCATATTTATTCCACTCTGCGTTACCAGTCCTACAGTATATTGATAAATCCTTCCCTCCATGACATTTCTATCTACTACCGTGTAGTTCTTAATTAGTGATCCCACACCTGCATATCTTGACAGCTTATCTCCTCCTTCATTTTCATCTCTCGTAATAGTTTTTGTAACAACCTCATACGTTCGTTGATGACATGTAAGATCTTTTCTCATTATATACGCTGCAGCAAATACTCCGGGAACATCTTTTATCACTACCTCGACTCCACCCTTTATTGATCTTGTGGAAAGCGTAACATGTCGAGATATATGATTTCCTGCGACAATAGATGATGTATTGAAATTTCCGTATCTTTTTCCTGATGTTCCAATTCCTATGACTCTAAATATATAAATTGATCCATCTTCAGGATTTGTAATCGTATTATCTACTTCCTTAATCAACGATCCGGGAGATGAAAAATTAATTCCTCTAGACTGAATTTTATTACGAGAAGGTGGTGAACTGAGCACAGTTGTGACTGGAAAAGTACCAATATTATAAAATCTTGAATCTAATAATGCATGTGTATCTCTTATGACTCTAACATATACATCCCAGCCGGTTATTCTTGGATCATTTTTTTCACTAAACCTAAAGACGGTATTATTAGAAGGAAATTCACCCTTTTCACATGAAATTTTTGGAAATGAATCCGGAGAAAGAAAATCTGATAGCATTGCTTGATGATCTACATCAAATCTAATTGTTTGCCCTATTATTCCTCTCTCTCCCACTATGTCTACACTCACAGAAAATGTTGAATTTTTTATATCATTTGGAATTAATTTGCATACGACTTCCATCTCCCTTATAATAGCGGGCTCATCTACCATAAAGGCTATCAAGTCGCTTGATTTAAATTCACCTACAGAATTATTAGGCGGATTTGAGATATTTTGTGAAACAGAATCTCTCATAGCATTCATGATATTGTCTTCATGCTTAGTTCCTCTTGATATGTCTGGTGTTACAAATGTTCCAACTTCGTCTATTGGAGTTTCATCGCTTGTGGCAAAGAAAAATGTTGAAGAATCTACTCCAGCTCTTAATGCCTCAACATAGTTTTCCCTAAAGTCATTTTGACTTACTCCATCACTTTTAAACTGTATTGCTCTCTGATGAACAATAGCATCTGCATCTCTATTTTGAAGACTTCCTGCTCGAACAAGTACGGTCTTTTTTTGTGTTCCAAACATATCTTTATCTGGAATCTTTCCAAAACTATTAATCTTAAAGCTATCAATGTACTTTCTAAGATCTATAAATTCTCTATAGATTATTCCTTTTTTGTCAGAAATAGATATCTGCCTCTTGTTGTCATCTGTCTTTCTTAAAACAGCTGCTGTTACACCCAAAGGAGTTGTCTTTTTCATATCACCAAACATTGTATACTTTCTTTTTTTAGCCTTTGACCTTAGCGTAATTCTGGCCTGGACACTATTTGACTTTAATGCCTTTTTTAAATTTGCATTAAATTTAAACTTATAAACGTAGTATGTTTTGGAATATGAATTAATTTGATCATTTACAATATTGAAGTCTTCCTCTTTTATTATATCAATCAGCTTAGCATCTTCAAATGTAGCTCTAGATAGGATTCCAATATTTCTTTTCTTTTTAACAAACATTAGTCTAAAATTATCGTGAATAGGTTAACAAATGTAGGGATTCCCTGAGCATCTAAGAATATCTTTCCTGCAAAAAATATATGTTTATTAGGCCTAATATCATCGCTTATAGAAAATTCTCCATAGTCTATGACATCAAGTTTTGTAAAATTAAGCTGATTATTATTTATTTCAAATAGCTGCATAACAATATTATTTCCAACAGAGGTCTCTGTGAAATATAGGTTAAATCTTTCTCTTGCTACCTCTAGAGTTGAAAGGTTGATGACCCCTGTTTGTTGACCAAATGCCTCTGGGAGAGGATCTCCGGCCTGGATTGCGCCGGCGCGCACTCCAGATGTCCACGGAGTTAATGTACTTGAATCGGTATCTGTAAAAGAGTCAGGATCTAGACCCTCAGATCCCTCTCCATTTAAATGAATCATAAGGTCTTCATATGTTAACTCTGTAGGCCTATTGAGCATTACATAATCGTCGGGTGGCTTTGCAAGAAGACTTCCTGTGGGCTCTGTGTATATATCAAAAGGATTTGTTACAGGCTCATTTCCTAGAGGTGGAAGAAATTTAAAATTAGGAATGTGAGTTAATCTATCATCTGTAAAAAGCGGAGATATAGAATCGATATTTGTGACCATCTCACTTGGTCCCTGAATCCACGGAAAGGTATTTATTATTGTGTATGTTGTATCATTCTGGCTTAAAGAAAAATTTCTTTTCGTATCGTCTCCAGCAAGAGTTCCTATCATGTATAGATTCTTAAAATTATCAATAGATGATGTTAATAATCCACTTGAAAGACTTGCAAAGTCTCCGGACCCAGAGACAAACTTAAATGAATTGACATCTGCGCTTTCTCCATCTTTCTTGAATAGTTCTCCTCCCATTAATGTCAAAGAAGGGTCTATATTGTAGCCTAAAAGCTGACCAGAATCATCTGTCTCAAATGTTATAAAATCCTGTGGCCGGCTTGTGGCCTCAAAATATATTCTATCTGTTGCATCTGTAGATCCGCTTACTGCATCAGCCTCATAATATGTCGCTCCATCTGTTAGAGATACATACTCAATTCTTAGCCTTCCGCTTGCTATTTGAGACTTTCCCTGATCTGTTACAACAGAATCAAAAATTCTAGTCTTGCTATCAAGTATACCTGCCATATATCTTCCGCCTGATTATACGTATTTATCTGATAAAAGTAACAACACCTAAAAGTTTGATCCAAAGAAAATAGAGCCACCTTCTTGTCCCGCATCCTCTGCTATATTTCCCATATCAATGCTTTGTGCTCTTCCATTCCACTCTTGACCGCTTTGGAACCTCTCTACT